TCAGGCGGCGGTGATCAGCTCCGAGGAATCCATGTCGAAATCGGCCATCGCGTAGGAGCGGATGGCGGGATCATCATACGTGTTCATGTAGTACGTGTTGGTCTTGGACGAATATCCGCTGGTGAACAGCGTGCGTTCGAACTGGCCGTTGCCCATCTTCGCCATGCCGTCAACCATCTGCACGGAACCAAGGGTGTGGAACAGGCGAGACACGTTGGCCGCCTCGCCTTCCTGCTGCGGATAATGCGTGTTGGCATAAGCCACACGCACGAAACGCGACGGGGAGCTCACATCGCCCGGAATGCCATGCATGCTCACACCCGCGCCCCAAGCGGACAGGGACGCCTTGCCCCACGTGGCCGGCTCGGCCATCTCGTTGCCGACGCACATGTAGTTGCGCAGATTCTCCATATGGAAGCCAAACGTCGGCTGGTTGGTCAGCACGTCTACGTCGTCATGGTGCACATGCATGCCGTCCGCCATCTGTTCGACGACGATGCTGCGCTCGCTGTCGCCGATGATCCAATGCAGCAGCGACTCCTGCTGGCCGGGCACGATCTGGGAGACGAGGGTCACGTTCTTCAACGCCTCCTCGACTTCGTCGACGGAATCGAAATTGCGTGCCACCCACAGCGGGAATTCGAAGGTCGCGACGTTGTCGGTGCCTTCGACCGGCTCATGCACGAACTCCGCGTAGCCGGGGAAATTCAATCCCGCGATGGCCAGACCATGCTCGTTGGCGCAGTCGAAATACATCGGACGGTCGGCCATGACCACGCCCACGCCGATCACCGCGTTCGGCGTGGCTTTGCCGCTCGCGCCGAACACGTTGTCGTAGTGGTAGCCGCGTGGAGTGGCCAGGATGCTTTCGCCGTATGAGAAGCTCCAGTCGAGGTTGCGGCCGAAATACATGTTTCCCTCTTCGTCGGAGAAACGAACGCCAGTGCACATGATGGACTACCTTCCTTTGTTTGATTGAACCGGTGCGTTCATCATACGCATAGACGGCTGGACGAACCACGGCTTCCGCCGACGGATAAACATGAAGGGTGGCCAAAAATGCCAAGAGTCGTTGAAAATGAAAAAATCCCCTTGTTTCCAAGGGGATTTTTCGAATGGCTCCTGCGACTGGGCTTGAACCAGTGACCGTCCGATTAACAGTTAGAGAGTTTGATAGAATACCCCTTGGAACGATTGGGCAAAACGGCTTCATTCCAACGGTTTAACCTCACTTGAGGGTCACTTGACCCGCAAGTGAAGGTCAAATGGAAGTCTGAGAATGTCTGAGAATATGGAAGCAAGGAGGTAATCATGGCACGCAAAGCAAGAAACGGCATCGTCTACCCATACAAAGTCGAACGGAAAAAGAAGCTGGCCGATGGCACAATCAAGGCCTACCCCAGCTTCGAGTTCAAGATCGACGGGAAGACCTACAGCTGCAAAAAGTACACCGACGCGAACAGGCGTCTGACCGAACTTCTCCAAGAGCGGGCGAAATTCGGCAGCACCAGCAACACGTCAGTCACGTTGGGCGCATATTCGGAACAATGGTTGGAACGACGGCAGAGGGATGCAGACCCGAAGACGTTCGCCAACTATCGAACCATCGTCCGCAAGCATCTGCGCCCGTACCATTCGCAGAAAATGTCGAACCTGAACGCCGCAGTCTGCGACCGCATCGTAAATGGTCTCACCGTCGCGAAGACCATCGATGGCAAGAAAATGCACGTGAAGGCCAGTCTCAGCCTCCGCCGCCAGACGCACACCACATTGAACCAGATTTGCAGTGCCGCCGTAGCAGATAGGATTCTTCCCACGAATCCGATGGGTGGCGTTCCTACTCCGAAGGACAAGGACATCAGTCTTGCCGACGAGCGCAAGAACGAAGCGCACGAGCGTACCGCATTCACCGATGACGAGGCGAAGCGTATCCTCCAAGCCGCCAATGAGTTGGGCATCCGCAAGGGTGCGATGGAATGGTTCAGACTATGCACCGGTATGCGCCCCGGCGAAATCTTGGGGGCTTCGCTCCAAGACCTCGAACTGACCACCACGGCAAACGGCATCCCCTACGGCGAATACACCGTCAACTGGAAACTGGAGGAGTTGAAGAAGGAGCACGGTTGCGGCGAACCAGACCGTAAAGGCGTGTACCCGTGCGGATACAAGCGTGGTGCCGCATGTCCGCAATGGAGGTGGCGTATTCCAGACGGCTTCGACATGATCGAGTTGCAAGGCCGCTGGTGTCTCACCCCGCCGAAATCGAAGCGTGGAAGGAAAGTGCCAATCATTCCCGCATTGGCGCAGACACTCGAAGCATACTTGGTGGATACCGCTGAAATACCGAACCCGCATGGACTCCTGTTCCGTCATGATGACGGCTCCCCTATCGAACCGGAAGAGGATATCGAACAGTTCCGCAAACTGTTGGAAGCGGCGGGAGTACCCAATGCGGAGCATAGGAGCCGTCACGAAACCCGTCATACCGTCGTTACCATCCTCATGTCAATGGGCGTGGATGTCGGACTGGTCGAGGAAATCGTGGGCCATTCCAGCCGTCTGATGGTCGAACACTACCGTCATGCCGGGTTGAAAGAACGGTTGGCCGCAATGGAAACGATGAACTCCGCATTAGACTTGAAGCAGATCGAACAGAAAGGTGTCGTAAATGCCGCATGAGCTTGATGTAGTTTCGTATAGGGAAGGATACGGTCGAGGATTCGATGAAGCGTTGAAACTCGTAGAACGATAGGGGTTCGTATTCAACGCACCCAGAATGGTGATAAACGGAGCCGGTTACGATACCTGGCATCCAGAAGACGAGTTCACAAAGAAGATAACCATCACCGAACAGCAGTTGGACATTGAGAAACATACGGCGGTGCAAACTGTGGTGGATCACATCAGGGAAAAGTTTTGCAACATGTATCAAAACCGCTATTACGACCAAATGGGCCAACAAATAGACTTTGGTGATGGCGATAGAGCCAATCGAACCGCAGAATAGAAGCCCTAAAACGCAGAAAAGCCCCTCCCCCAGCATGATGCTGAGAGAGGGGCAACTTGTACAGGACGCGTACTAGCTGGGCATAGTATTCTTACACTTCTCTAACATCATGTTAGAGAAATGAAAGGTTTCTACTCGGAATACTTTGCCTTCAACTCGCTGACGCCAATCAAAGCGCCAACCAAGACGGCCAGAGCGTTCAACGTGGTCACGATCTGGTCAACGCATGGAAGGTTCCATGCTGGGCCGACCACATGCACGAACACAGCCAAAGCGGGCAACGCGATAAGCGCCAACCACTTCAGCACCTTGTACGCTTCGTCCGGCAGGATGTAGTTGTTTTCTTCGCCTGTTTCTTCCTGCGGCTTTTCGCCGTCATTCTGAGTCTCCTTGACTTCATCGACCATAATCGGTCTCCTTACCAGTAGAGGGTTTCGCCTGGATAGATCAACGCCGGGTTGCCCGAACGATAACCGTGGATGCTGTACATGTTCACTCTGTAGTATCCGGCGATGCCGCTCAACGTGTCACCGGAGCGGACGGTGTAACGGTGAGTGCTGTACGTGTTGCTGACCGGCTGACGTGCGACGCCGGTACCACGACGGCAGACCGTCTCGCCAGCGTAGATGATGTTCGGGTTGCCCGAACGATAACCTGTGTACTGGTTCCATGAACCGCCATTACGTGCAGCGATGGTGCTAAGAGTGTCACCACTCTTGACGGTCACGCAGACGCTACCGCAGTTCGTGTTGGCCGGAGCGCTCACTGTCGAGCCTCCACCCAAACGCTGGTTCACAATCGCCATCACACGGTCGTAGGCACCGCCAAGAGCCTGACGACGCTCGTTGCCGTTGCCGTACACGCCACGAATAACCTTGGTAGCCATATCGTTGTAGTCCGGCGTGGTAGTCACCTGCGGCTTAACCGGGTCGTGGCGAACCTCGGTCTTGGTCTTGCCACGATCACCATTAGCGATCTTCTGCCAAGCGTCACGCTCACCGAAGAACAGGTTAAGGTCAAGCGGGCCGACACCGTTCAGATAGCCGGTAGACGCATACTGCACCATGCCCTCGCCCTTGCTGCCCGCATTCCACGGAGTGGACTGCCAGCCGGTCGCGTTCATCGACGCATACTGAGCCTTCCACAGCATGCAATGGGCGCGCACGTCGGACGGAATCTGATACACGGCGGAATCCTGCACGTACACGAGCGGCCAGACCTTGGTACGCGAATACACCTGGTTGACCCACTGGCGCACCCAATCGCCGTTGCCCCAAGCTGCGTTGCCGTTGGACTCCCAATCCAACGCGAGCACGCACTGGCCCACATAGCCGCTGAACTGGTTGAGATAATGGTTCACCTCGGCGGTGACGTTCCCGCCGTCCGCGTAATGGTAGCCGCCACAAGCCTTGCCGGTCTGCCGCGCCCAATCGGTCTGGCTGCGCCAAGACGGATTCACGTAGCCGCCACCCTCCGTGATCTTCACGATGGCCGCGTCCGCGTCCACCACGCGCGTCACGTCGGCGGACTGCCATCCACTCACGTCGATGACGTTCATATTCGCGCTGGCGACCGGCGCGACAGCGACGCACAACACCGCAGCCAACGCGGTCAACGGCTTGCCGATATGCCGACGCAGACGCTTGTGCTTCGGCTTGCCTTTGTTGTTGAGGATGCCCAAATCCTCTCCTTCCCGCCCCCAAGTCAAGGGGCAAATAGAAAAGCCATCCCGAAATGGGATGGCTTTGAAGTGTGAAAATCAATGCCTGTGCGCGCCATGATTGAACACGAGAACTAGCGCGAGCAGCAGCAGATATATGCCGCCAGCGGTTAATGCCGGTCCTCCTGTATGTGCGCGTCGAGGATGTCGTTGCGCATTTCCGTGCCGACGCCATTGCCTCCCAGACCGCTGTAGGCGCGATAAATGCGTTCAGCGGTCCGTTTCGTCTCGACGGTGCATACGCCGCCGTTGTCCACCATCTGCTGGTGCAGCAGTTCAAGCTTGCAGAACAGCAGCTCCTTCACGCCCTCGTGCAACGGGTCGCGCCTGTTGTCGATTCTGTTGAGCACCCATGGGACGAGCGCTCCGAAACCACCGGAACCGATGATGGCGACGATGATGGTGATTGCTTCCTGATTCATCTATGCCTTCTTACTCAGAACCACGGGTCGAGAAGGTTTTGCTGCACCTCCGCGCGGTATTCCTCCGGTACTTCGTCCAGCGTCTTGCGTCCGGCCTTGACCAGACGGGTGTACATGCGGACTGCTGCGGCATGATTGAATCTGACCATTGTTCTCACTCCTTGTTCTTGTTGTCGGCGGAATTGTCGGCAGCGTTCTTGCCGGTGTCGGAATCGGTGGAATCCGTCGTATCCCCGTCCTCGCCCGCCATCAGGTCGGCCAGCAATTGCGCGTTGTCCAGGCTTGCCTGTTCCAATGCGCTCACGCGGTCGAGCACCGGCCTGGAACTGGTGGCGTCACCCTCGAACAGGACATCCGCCTGTTCGATGGCCTCCTGTTCGAGCAACGGGAGCACCTGATATGATTCGACTGCCGTATACTCCACGTATTCCGGCTGATTGTCGGTCGCGTCATGGGTGACGGTCCTGATGTTGCGGCGGATGCGGATGTCGGCCAGTCCGTCATCGCGGAGATGGTAGTCCACCTTTTCCAACGGGGTTGCGGAAGAGACGTTCTGAATCATCTGTTATCCTTTCTTTCGGCTTGCCGCGACGGTGTTTCTGGCGCGGCGGACGATTTGATCGACGTTGTTTCGACGCCGGTATTGGATGGAATCGCTGTTTTTGAGCCAGCCGTAGTAGCTGGCGCAACGGTATGCGAGCCGAAGACTCGTAGGGTTCCGCGCGTATCGGCGGAATGAGCGGCGTGCGCGCAGGAAGATACCCGCCCTGACGCCGGTATGGTCCGGGCGGAAGGTGAAGCCCACCATGTCGATTGGCTCCACGCCGACATGCTTGATGTTCCATGTCGGATGAATCTCAAGACGGAGCGTGTCTTGCAGGTAGGCGCGTATGCGTTTGACGGCGATGGTCAGATCACGCTTCGATCTGCCGATCAGGAGAATGTCGTCCATGTAGAACAGCAGGTGCGTGACGAGCCGTCTGGTGGCGGTTTCGCCTGTCCTGCGGTTCACACGCTCCTTGGAAAGATGCTGTTCGCAGAAATGGTAGGCATACGAGAGGTAATAGTTGGCGAGCCATTGGCTCAGATAGGAGCCGATGTTCAATCCGTCATCGCCCGCGTATTGGTCGATGAGGTGGAACGTCAAATCCAGTAGCCGCCTGTCTCCCACGTCACGCGAGAGCAAACGTTTCAACACTTCACGGCTGATGCTTGGATAGCATTTACGCACGTCCAGTTTCACGAACACCCTGCTGGATGGTTCGCGCACCCATTTCTTGATCGCGCGACGAGCATCGGCTATGCCGCGATTCGGTATGCTCGCCGTCTGCCATCTGCCTACCTTCGCGCGGAGCATCGGCATCAACGCCTGACCGGCGACATAATCGTATATCTGATGGCGGATGCTCTCACGTCCGATGGTGCGTATCTTGCCTGAAATCGGCTCCACGCGCCGGAAATAGCGGATAGGAGCGAACGAGTATTCGCCGCGTCGTATCTCGTCGGCGATCTGCCGTGAAAGCAAATCCAAGTCCGGGTGGCGGCGGAGGAAATCATTCACGTCACGCCGTGACTTCTTGCCTTTCAGGAATTTCTCGATGCAGTCGCGCACGAACCCGGGTTCGGTGATACGCGAGTGTTTGCAGTATGTTTTCATAAAAGCTATAGGGGGAATGTTGGCGGCGTTCGCAATGTGCTACCAGCCGCGTTCTTGATCTGATTTTCGGCATGGCCGAGGCTTGCCCTCTCGCATATCCCCTGCGCGGAGGGTAGTCGTGACGGAAAATTAAGAGATACCCTATTGGCGACCGCCGTAGTTCCACCTAGCATTCGACAAATCGTTCCTGCCATTCGCGTTGAACAACCCGCAGTGCGAACCGTCCCAGAGATAGCCACCGCGCCGCAAGAGGCAGAGGAACCCGGCGAAACCGTCACCCCCTCGCTGACGCTCACCCCCAACCGCCCGCACTAGGCGTGCGTGCGGCCAAGAACGGATAGGCGACCGCCGAAGGACCACCAAGCAAACGACAAATCGTGCCTGCCATACGCGCTGAACAACCCGCAGGGCGAACCGTCCCAGAGATAGCCACCGCGCCGCAATTCATGCAGGCCCGGAGCGCTGATCGGGTTGATGATGAAAGCGTCCGTCAGGCCGCTGGTGCTCGTAGCACCCACGCCGATCGGGAGCAGGAATCCGTGCTTCTCAACGAAGTCGGTCTGCCACTGCCACTGGTTGTCGGTCTTGTCGGTTACGGCGGGATAGTCGCCCACATGCACGTAGTCGGCGGTGATGGCGGTGCCGCTCGCCTTCGTGGTGTCGAACACCTTCCACACCTCGGTATGACCGGAAGTGTCCGAATCCTTCACGTTCTTCAGGATGATGTCGCCCTCGGTCTCGTAGACTCCGGCGAACAGTTCGATGCCCTGCAACTTGATCGGCTGGCGCGTCTTGGACACGTCCTCGCGCGGAATGCCGTCATTGCCGAGCACGCCATCGGTAGCGCCGGTCAGATACGGCATCTGGGTCACATGCATGGCGGTCGTGGTGGTGAAGGCCGCTCCGGACACGTTGATGGCGGTGGTTGCCGAGTCCACGCTGGTCTTGCTGATGACCTTGCGGTATGCCGCGGCCTCGCCGGTCTTATTGTCGCCACGGTCGGTGCCCGTACCAATGCTGACGTAGGAGCCGAGGTCGATGCTGGCCGCGTCGGAAGCCTTGACCAGCGCGCGCGTGACGTTGGTTTCGGCCTTGCTGACGTTGACCTGACCGGAACCGTTGAAATCACCGCCGAGATACCTTTCGATGCCCTTGGTCGCGTACTTCAACAAGTACATCAACTGGGTGTAGAACGTGTCGGCGGAAGTCTTTCCGCTATAGCCCTTGCCCTTGCTGGTTGGCACGGCCACGGAGCCCTGTTCGCTCATGGAGGCCAGAATCTGACCCGAGACGGACGCGGCCTTGCCGCCGTAATTGGACAGCGGATACTTCGCATACGCCATGCACGGACGGAGAGAGCCGTCCGGCAGCAACGCGCCCGGCATCGGAGAATAACCGTCGTACTGGGTGTCCGAATACCAGATGGTGCAGTAGTTCACGTCGAACTCGAACCTGTAGAAGCCCGGAGTGGCGATGACGAACACATCGCCATTCGACCCGTCCTTCGCGTAATTGCCAGCCAAGCCCTTGATGGCCTTCACGACCGGAGTGCCATCGTCGGCCACCGCAACGTTAGCGTCGAACACGCGGAACGCGCTCAAACCAGCGTAATCATCACGTCCGGCACGATAATTCGAGCTTGGCACGACGGTCAGGCCGGCATTGTCGCCGACCTTCACGCCGTCCGGCGAATTGGAAAACGAGTAGAGCGGGAAACGCACGCCATACGTGCGCCCGTCACGATGCGCGTCGAAATACTCGCGCACATTCGACACGACCTTCTTCGCAGTGTCATAAGCGAACTTGGTGCCATCCACGGCACCGGCCTTCTGCGCACGCTCCAAACGAACGTAATCACGCACACGCAAAAGCTTATCAGGATTAGCCAAAACAAACCTCCTTTAAAAAAACTCAGGCATTGATCGCGGACACAGCCCAATCCACATCGGACTGGTCGATATCAGCCAACGGATTGCCGGTATTGACCGGAGTCAACGTGGCCGAATCAACTTCGACCAAATCAGCGAAATTCAACGCGTTGGCCGAATCAGGCACCTGCACGACTCGAACGAACCGCCAGGAATCGGCGCTATCGCCGATGGTCACCTCGTAGGCGAACGTGTTATCGGTCGGCGGCACCGTAATGGTCGCGGTGCCATGCGCATCCAATTTCACCTCGAACGAGTCACGCACCACGATGCGCTTACCGCTGTTGAAACGGCTCGTCGGAACGACGTGAACCGTCTCACCCGCCAAGTCAGCGATACCATCCGCACTCGGATGGCCGAAGTCAAACTTGATCTGAGTCAATATTTCCTCCTTGCAAAGAGAAACCCGTCGAAATCGACGGGTTTAAAAAAAATCAATCCTCCGCAGTCCCGTCATCGGGAATGCGTTCCAACGCCGCGGAAAGCTGGGCCTGGAGAATGGCTACCTGCTTGCTGAGCGTGCCTATCTGAGCCGCGAGCCGGTCGATGACCTGATTCGCGTCAGCAGTGACATCAGCCATAATCAACCCCCTAATCCGACGCGATGACCGTATCGATTCGCGTCACACCACGCATGGCGTCCAAATCCAACGTCCGTGTCTCATGCGTGGAGATATCCTCCAACACGACATCGGAACCATCAGGCTTGAACGTGGCACGCACGCCACGCGAATCATCCTGCCATACTTCGCTGGAATCCTGTGAGAACACGTACTTCAATCCCAGCCGGTACAGTTGGAACTTCATGCTTTCGGAAGGCGGACGCAAATCCACCACATCGTCAGCCATGCCAACTCCTTATCCTTCATCACCTGTTCAACAACGCGGAACCCGGATGCAACTGGAAGATGAACAACGTCGCACCCCAAGGACGTGTGCTGGAACAGCCACCCATGACGATATCGCCCGGGTTCCAGCCTTTATCATCGTTCTCACCGATGATGAACGCGCCACCGGAACCACCATAGGCGAACGTGCAAGGCATGTTCACGCCATGCAAAGGCCGGTAATCCTCGTTGAGATTCGCCACAACCATGTAGTTTGAGTCGAAACCCGGATTATTGGACGCCTCGATCTGAAGGAACACATACTGTCCAAACACCATCATGTGCGTTCGCGGGTCCTTGCCGGAAGAACCGCAATAGTCAACGCAATTGTTCTTCCACACCATGAAATCCGTGGCCTTCGACGGCGAATACGGGTCGATGCGCTTGCCGCCGATATACACGCCGCCATTGAACTTCGTACCATTGGAATTGCCGGACGGGGTGATATCAACACGGTCGGATATTATCTGGCTCCTCGTACTGCCATCCAAATACTGGGTGACACTGAACTCCGCCTTACTGGTGTTGATGCCGAAGTTCAAACGCCTGTACGAGCCGGGGTCCTGCTGACTGCCGTCAGTGACCTTGGTGTAGGTGCTTTCGCCTTGCAGATACCATTCGACACCCTCACTGTCATACGAGACCATGCGCCCCAATATCTTGTTGTCGATATTGGTGTTCGCTATCTCGATGCGCGGCCCGTCCATTGCGGTCATGAGCGTTCCGGCCATAAGATTGTTGGAACCATCCAAATGGATGGAACGCTGGCCGTTCCCATCGTAGAAGTCGAACGCGCCATCATTGAGCTTGAACCCAACCTTGTCGGACGCGCTGCTTTGAATCAACGCGCCGGTGAACGTGCCACCGGTGAACTCGCCGCCAGTGAAAGCGGCGGCTGTTATCCTGCCGTTCGTGATGACCGGCCCATCCATCGTGACCGAACCATCGGACGCCTTGAGCGCGAACTTCGCCTTATGGTCAGCGCCATACGCGGCAAGACCACCGGACGTAAGCTTCACGCCGGTATAATCATCCGGCGAGGTCTGCACGATGGAACCAGTCACCTTCACGCCGGACAATTCGCCACCGGACTGGATGGCACCATTGATGTTCAGTTTCCTCGACTTCACGTCATATGCGAAATCGTCACCAAGATACATGCCAGCGGAATTGATCTTCACCGTGGCGCTATCGGCGTTCTCGCTATCACGGAACTCGCTGCCGATGATGACCGCGCCCTCGACCATGCCGGTGAACTTCTTAGCGTTCGCGTCGATATCATTACGTGCCGCAGTCAATCCGTCACTGACGGTCTTCACCTGCTTACCGGCGTCATCCTTCGCTGCGGCAAGCACCTCGTCGGCGGCGTCGGACAAATCCTGTTGGGATACGACCGGAACCACGATGACCGTGGCATGATCGGACTCTTCGGACTTGTTCGGTTTGAGCGTGCCGTCATCGTCATGCGCGTTGTCGTAGGCCACGGCCCACACTTCGACAACATCTCCGACCGGGAGTCTGCCGGTGACAAGCTCACCCTTTCCGGGCAGTTGCCCCAAGTCCATCGTCTCACCGGTGCTATCGGGCTTCGCATACACCTCAACATGGTCAAAATCGGCTGGAACGCCACCCTCAAGCGTGCCATTCCAATGGACGGTCACTATCTCAAGAGCCGAAGTCGCGGTGACGCCAGTGGGCTTTCCCGGAGGCGTCGTATCGCCCACCCACGGGACAAGCCCGTTCGCACCGGCGTTCTCACCGCCGCCAATCCAAGTCTCGGTACCATCACCATTATCCACGGAGATAACACCGGTCAGATAGGTGAGACGCATGTTCGAGTTGCGCAACGCTATGTCAGCCAACGTCAACGGCAAAGCCGAATCATCCGGCCTGAGTTCAACATGGTCCGCCAATATTCACCTCGATTCAGGCAGTCGGGTCGGCCACGGGGTCGAACTTCACCGTCACCTTGCCGGTCTCATCACCGCTCATCTGCATCAAGCGCATCGGATACACGCCATCAGGCAGATCGGGGAAGCCGTCTATGGCGATATCGAACATCTCCCCCGGCCAGAACGACCCCAACGGATGCAACGGCAATCCTATCGCATCACAGTCGTTCACGTCTATCTCGCCGGACAATTGCATCAACGGCTGGCGGTTCGCGTTCAACATGCCGTTCGCGGCGGCAGCTAACAGCTCATACGTCTTCGCGTCGGTGTCGCTCGTGGTTGTCTCGCGCAAAGGATATGGGTCCTGACGTTTCACCAGAGTCAAATCCTCGCTCTGGCAGCACATCGTGCCCGAATCCGAACCGGCGCCGGTCGCATACACGCGCATGAACGGCGCGGCACGGTCTATCTTGATGTTCTCCAACGTGCCCCCATACGGGGAGCACGACAACGACAGCCGCCTGTCCTGATTCAGATAGATGTCACCGTCAGAACCGGCGAGGAACCTGAACCGGACATGCTGCGAATCAGACAAGTAGGGCCGGAACTGCATATCAGGCCCACCATCAGCATTCGCGATGTTCTTCAGAATATCCGCCGCACGATGGTTCGCCACGTTGAAATCCTTGTACTCCACGACCGTCTGCCGTGGAAGAATCGTCTTATGCGGCCCATCAGTGGAAGTCGTGCTACCGGTCTGGTTGCCGTTCCCATCGAACAAGTACACGGTGGTGGTCGTGGTCACGGTACGTTCGGAATAATCCTTGTAGTTCTTCGTGACCGTCTTCTTCACGACCGTGGTCTGCGCCGTGGTCAACGTCTTCACGGTCGTATGCTGTTTCGTGACCTTGCCCTTGCGCGTGTTATACGTGTACGGGTGGGTTTCCGTGACCTGCTTCGTCTTCTTCGTCACATGCTGTTCCGTGATCGTGGTCGTGTCACCGTCAACGGAAGTCTCCACATACCCGTCAGCCGTGTTCACACGCTTCTTGCTCTTCTGCTTCGGAGCGTTCTTATCCTCGCTCGACCCATCGGAAGGTAGCGAATGCGTGCCCGTCTCGTTCAGGTAAGGCAAATCGATGGGCAGTCCACCGCCCGGCTTGACGCTCGTGCATTGACGTATCACCTCGCACGCCAACGCACGCCACGACAGGTTCTCCCAACGGAACGACCGTTTTGACGTGTGGCCCGCATCCTTGCCGAAAGCATCCTCATGCACCAGATACCGGTCGTTCAGCAAGCCCATCATGCTCACGTAAGGCACGCTCACATCATGCCAGCTGGACGTGCGCACGCCCAACGCGCCCGCCAATATCGGCGTGCCCATCGACGCGGTGTCATCCAACACGCTCTTCCAACACAACACAAGACCACGCTTGTACGGTTGCAAAGCGGCGGCACGGGCGGCAGGGTCATCGCCCGGTATCTGGGACCAAGGCAGTTCCAAGCCGGACACCTCGTCATCGCCGACTCCCTTGTCCTTCGTCGTGGAAAAACTCGAATCCGAAACGGTCATCGACCAAGTGAACGACGGTATGTCGATCTCCTGGGCCAACTGGCCGGAAACCGTGTCATACAGGTACGCCACCCAAGTCATCAGACCACCTGTCCCCTATCCCAGATGATGAACCGGCGTCCGCACCACAAGGCGTCCTTGTTGTCCTGCGACGCATTGTAATGGAACACGGGAGCGTTGCCGTTCTGCAACCAAGTACGCAAGCGTGCCGTATGATGCCCCTTGCTCACAGCCGTCACATACGACGTCTCATGCGTCTCCCACGCGCCATACGAAACGAAGTTCGCGCACGAATGGTCCAAATCCTTGTTATCGATCTGGAAGCCGATGGCCCACTCGGTACGATGCGACGTATCCGCCCACGAGGTAGCGCCAGCGGAACTCAGATTGCATTTGAACGACAATTCCAACATACGGTCGGAAGGCAAATCGAAATCTATCTGCTGCTCGAAATAGTATTTCTTGACCGTCGAATCGCCGGTCATGTCACGCCTATCCCAATTCTCGCCAATCTTCCCCAACGAAGCACCATACGGTATCGCGTAATCAGCGCTCCACATCTGCACCGCGCTGGCCGTGGACGAAGCGCCAGCGGGCATCTTCATCTTCCTCAGCATGGTAGCGCCAGCCGGAATGGTAGGCTCCGCAAGACTCGCGGACGGGGAACCCTGCGTGACGCCAACGGTCACATAATTGTCCGAATCCTTGTACTCCATCAGATTATGGGCCTGAATCCACACGATGTCGATACGCGGATTCGACGGGTCGCCAGCCGCGACGGCGTTCGTCTTACCGCCCTCGTAATAGGCGAGCGTCTTACCATCCGAATCGCCACGGCTACAGACGGCCACGCCAGCGGAAACGTTATACCGCAAGTCACTGCGGCCGGTGACGTTCAACCCGTCAACCAATCCCGTATTAGCCCACTGGGCACCGATGATGCGACGATGCACAAGAGGCGTCACACCAGCGCCATTGGTATCGGGAGACACGCCCAAAGCGACGGTACTCATTCAAAACTCCTTACATGTAAGTGTCACGCACACTGCAATCAACGAAACCGGTGCCTAGATTCGATAAAGTCACACGAAGCGAACCGCCAGCCGGAATCGTGGGAAAACCACGCTGCTCCAACTGACGGCTCACATCCTGACCACCCAACTGGGCGGTACGGCTGCGGCAATCCAACACCAGCGGCACATCCCTGACCGTCTGATCGCACACAATCGACTGCTGGGTGCCTGGAAAATCCAAACGCACGCCATCCATAGGCCCATGCACTACAAACGTCGGATACGCGCGGGACGAACCGTTGTTGTACAACAATCCGACGTTCGACCCGACACCATCCAGCTTCAACCCGTAATCCAACGGATACTTGAGACCGTTACGCATGTTGACGCCATATTTCAATCCGACGTTCCCACCGGAAACATGCATGGCCGACAATTGGCATGTGTACTCGTCCATGCTCAATATCTCGGGCCGTTCGCATGTTACGGTGATCGTGCAGTCATCCAACCATCCGTCACGCGCATACTTAGCGGACGCTTTCACAATGGCGCGTCCCGTCGTGTAACAGTCGTAGCCCGCATCCCTCAACCGGAACCGCACCTTGCTATGCGCACACACGCGGCGAACACGGTTAAGAAGCCGGACAACACCCTGACGGTCGTGAGCCGACGCAATGAAATGCAATGTCAGCACGCGAGCGGAATACAGGATGTCCGAAGCCCACACGTCATGCGCCCCATCGCCCTGACCACGCTCGCTCATCACCGTCTTGTCATCCGGCGTCTCGAACCAACCCTCGACGCCATCCTCACCGATCAGGAGAACATCGTCACCGGGATTCGCATTGCCGCCACCGTCGAACGTGAGCGTTTCCACCCCGTTCGACAGTTCGACCAGTTCAGGAAGATCGTCACTCAACGTTGATACCTCCTAGCCTCAGCCAACGCGTTCCGATGCAATATTGGCGCGGCAACATACAGATCGTCATTGCTTCTGACGACCTTCGTGTTGAACGTCTGATTGACAGTCGTTCCAGTGCTTGCGGGAACCTGAACGTTGACCTCATACAAGCCGGACATCATCTTCTCCACACGCCCGCCAGCCGCATACGCGCTACGGCTCATATCAACCGCACTACGCGCATACGACGTGCGAGCCTGAGACACAGCCCTATCCAGATCACCGGTAGCGTTCAACACGTTCAGGAAATTCGGGCCGACAGTACGATCAAGCTTGCTCACGGAAGCAGCCCTGATCACATGCTCGCCGTTCGACAACCACGCGGGAATAGAATCAGACGTGCCAGTACCAGGGCCATAAACACGACCACCAGTGGCATGTCCTACACTCGCCATGCCTTTGGCGACAACGGACGCATCAAGCCTCACGCTCTTGCTTTTGATGCTGTTCCACTGTCCAGCGAGACCTGCGACGGCATCATAACCGGTAGTGGAAGCGTCAAGACGGCTACTCCACTGCTTAGGCACGCCAATAATCTGATTCTTCGCGTTAACAGCTACCGACGCGGTATTGCCAAGACCCGCAAGAAGCGTAGGCCAATTACGAGGGACAGCCTCGATATTGCCTTTGGCAAGCTGGGCTATGATACTCGCCCTATCCGTCGCATCAATCACGGTAGGGGTGGTCTGCTTCACGCTATTCACAGAGGACTGCGCGCTAGCCACACCCGCTTGCGTGTTATCCGTTGCGGTGATGGACGCGGTAACAGGCGTCTGCTCGATAGTGTACAGGTTCTTCTTCGCGCTATCCGTGCCGGATTGCGTCTGATCCAAAGCGTCAATCAGAATTTGAATCTGCTTATCGGTCAGACCACTATCCTTCAACTTCTGCTTGACTTCATCGAGCTTCGGTCCAGCTTCGTCTGTCGCAAGAATCTTGATATCGGCATCGGTCAAACCAAAAGCCTTCGCCAAAGCCGTGGCGTTCTTGATCTTATCCGACGCGTAATCCTGAGCCGCAAGAAGAATAACCAAATCCTTCTTGCTCGCACCACCCATGAGCGCCTTCACAGCGCCAGCCAACTGGTCGAAACTCGTTATATCGCCCTGTTGGACGAGATCAAGAATGATTTCCTTCTGACCTGTGGTTAACTCAAGCTGGTCGATATAATCCTGAACCTGAGCCTTCACCGAATCCATGTTCGTCAGATCGAACTTCGTGGACACGTTATCCGGAATAAGACCCATCTGGTCGGCGAGTGCGGCGGCGGCTTCGGCTGACATGCCGCATTGTTCGGCCATCTGAATGATTTCCTGACGTGCGGAATAGACGGCGTTCTTGGCTTTCTGGTTCGCTTCGGCGCTGCCGTTGCCCGCGTAGATGATGTTCTTTGCGGCCAGTAAAGCGCTGTTCGCGTAATCGGACATCATCTTGCGGTTGGCTTGGGCGTTTTTGCTGTTGCCTTCCAGTTCGTAATTGTTGGCGGCGAGGGATTCGGACAGCAGGCTGAGCTTGTCGGCGGCCAACGCTGAAACGTTGGCGACGCTATCGGCGCTGCCAATCCAGTCGGACGCCACCTTCATGCCCTTTACCCATTCGGTGTGGGAGTCCTCAAGCACGCCAAGCAGACGTTCGGCGGCTTCGGCCTGCTGTTCGTTGGCGTTCACCATCTGGCCGTTCGCGCCCATAACCCACTGCTGGTCGTTTTTGATGGCCTCAAGCTTCTTATGCATCTCGTTATAGGCGTCGTTCGTTCCGGTCGCGGCGGAATCCAATTGTTTGACGCTGATGCCAAGAGCATCGGCCGCATCGGAGGCGTTCTTGAACGGACTTATCGACTTTGTGACACCGCTAAAAAGCTTTTCGATGGCATTGCCACCAGGAAGCTTCCAACCGTAATCCTTGTCGGTCCAATTCTTCGAGACGGTCTTCTTGGCTTTGGAAACAGCCGTTGAAGCGTCCGCCGCGCCGCTTTGAACATTTTTGAACGAGTCGGCGACGGTCCGGTTCACCGATTGCGTGTGCGCGGCGGCGTCATTGTACGAGCTGATCGCACTGCCCGCCAGACTCAACGCAGTGGTCACGCCACCGATGGCGATGCCAACAGGCCCACCAAGGAAGTCAACCACACCACTCCACGCATTCCTGAACAGGCCAACCTTACGGGAAGCCGTCTCAGCCTCCTCAGCCGTCCTGCGAATCGTGGAAGAACCCGAAGAGACAACAGCACCAGACTCGACAGTGGAAGAACCACGCTCAGCCGAATGCATACGATTCAACTTCGCGGTAGTCCTATCAGCCTCACTACCCAATTCACGAATACTGGAAGCCTCACCAGTCAACACGCCAGCCGTCTGACCAGACTTCAAACGAGCCATAGCCTGAACCAGCTCACGCATGCTGATGGACGTTTCCTCGGACGTGATACCCAACTGGCTCAACGTCTTCCGATACTGCAACGTGGCCTCAATATTCTGCAACATGCCACGCTTCAACGAATTATAAGCACTGAGACCAGCCTTGCCGAACGTCGCATACATGCCAATCATGGCCTGAATCGGCGCGGGAAGAAGCTTATCGAACGCCTTGGCCGCGGCGGACGCGCCCTCAGCCAACACCTTGATCGTCGGAGCAGCCGACTTCAACGTGTTCGCCAACGTGCCACCGAACGTATCAGACAATTCGCCAACCATCGACAACAGACTGTCGAACATCGGCTGGGCGGAATCAATCGAACGGAACAGCTTCTGGAAGCCTTCGGACACGCCATCACTGAAATCAGCGATACCAGTCTTCGACTTGCCAAGCATACTGCTCACGGAACCGATACCGGTGGAAACCATCGAACCGGCATCCACAAACACCTGCTTCGTCGTATCACGCAGACTATAAGCCGCATCGCCAATCTCACGGAACGAATCATGAAACAGGCTCGAAGCATCCTTCGCGCCATCAGCCCACGCCTTGATCGTGGACTGGAATCTCACACCGTTCACAGCCTTGTCGGCACGCTGCAATTGGGTGCTGAACTTCTCGATGCCATTCTCACCCTCGGCCAACGTGCCGAACGTGCCCCTGAGAATACCACCAAGGGACTTCACGCTGGACATGAGATAGCCACCCTGTTCGATGGCCTTCTCCATAGCCTGAGTGACCTTGCCGGACTTCTCCGCCTCGTCAACCCACTGCGCCATATCCGTGGCGTTACGGCTCACATAGTTAGCCATGCGCGGCAGATACGAGCTGGTCATGTCACCCAATCGGATGACGCTCTTCGTCACAGCTTGAACGCCAGGATTCAAAGACTTAACGCCCTTGACCGTGTTGCCCAGAATCGAATTGACACGGGACACGTATTCGCCTTGAGCGACTATCTTCGCGGCGTTCGCGGCTATCTTGCCTTCGGCGGAAGAAACTTTCTCCATGCCGTCAACGAACCCGTTGCCACCCAAAGCGTTCATCATGTCGATGACCGGCTGTTTCGCCTCAGACCAGAACGAGTCGGACAGCTTCTTCTGCAAGCCACCCAACTTCGTGGACGCCACATCAACGTAATCCGCGTAATTACTGACAGCCACATAACCGGCACCGAAAGCGGCGGAAACACCCAACAAAGCGCCCGGGGCAGCCAAAGCCGCCTTGCTCATAGTCACAAGAGACGCGCCAGCACTGCCAGCGGTACGAGCCAAGTTCAACGCGCCCGCACCAACGGACGTGAAGATAGCGCCCAACATGCTCCACTTCGGCACGACCTCATCGAACTTGTCAAACACGTTCACGAGCTTCTGCCACTGGTTCTGAACGCCACGGATGCCCGTGGCACCAGTGGTCATGCCCTTCATGATCTTGCCGAGATCAGTGCCCTTGAACTCCGCGAAAATATCAACCGTGCGCGGTCTCGTGAAGTAAGCGAGATGTGCGCGGGCCAAAGCGGTCTCAAGATCGACATCCATATCAAGGGTGTCGTTCTTTTCTTGGAACTTCTTCAGTTCCTCCTCGGCGTGCTTCTTGTCGATATGGAGCTTCGCCGGAATCTCCGCATCGGGATTGGACTTCAGCTTCTCCGCATATCGGCGCATCTCAGCTTCGACGTTCGAATACTCGGCCTTCAACGTGACCGGAACATCGAGCCTCTTATGCTCAAGCTCCCGCATGGTGCGGCGAATCTCGTCAGCGCCATCCTCGTAGAACTCGACCTTCACACGCTGCGACTCGAACCGTTCGATATCACGGTTCAGACGGGCGAAATCACCTTCGACATCGACCTTCACCCGCGTCTTCGGATTATCCTTCAGAAGACGCTGGTAATAGGCCAGCTGCCGGTACATCTCCCGCAGTTCGGCCTTCAACGTGACCGGAACATCGACGCCGCGACGTTTGAACGCCTCGATCTTAGACTTGACCTCACGCAGATTCTCAGCGACGAACCGCAGACGGATATCCTGACGGTTACGGACGCCGTTCCTCGAATACAGGTCGGCGAGACGCTTCTGGAAATCGGAACCCTCAAGACGGGTCGCCTTCGTGACCGGACTCTTCTTCAGCTTCTCGATACGGTCGTCGATCTCGCCAAGCATCTTGACGGTACGCTTGTACTCGTCAAGGTCGAACCAGTTCCGGTTGTTCCGCTTCATGGCGGACACGTCGGACTCAAGCTCCTTGCGGACGCCGCGATACGTGTCGATAAGATTCTCGGCCTCGCGACGCGATTCGGAGAACTGCTCACGCGCCACACCAGTGGAGTCAACCGGACGGGACCACTCGTCCCTAGCCTTCTTCGACTCGCGGGCCATCTCGGCCTGCCGCGCCTCGATCTCCTTCGCGAAACGCGACGACGCGGCCTGCTGGCCCTTGAACCAGTCGGCATACGTCTCCTGCTTCTGATGCAGTCCCAAAGCCGTGTCACGGGCCTTGGAGAAGTTCGACAGCGAATTGCCAGCGGTGACGATGCTCTCCTCAAGGGCACGCACCTGACGGGTCATCTTCGATACACGCTTCGCATCGCCATCGGACGCGATATCGATAAGCGACGACTGCGCCTTACGCAGCCTGCCAAGCTCCTTCTCCTGACCGGCGAGCGCCTTGTTGGCTGCTGTGACCTGCTTCGCGGCTTCGCGTTCCTGTTTCCACAGGTCGGATGTCGGGAGCTTCTGCGTCTTCATCTCAAGGCGTTGCGCGTCGAGACGTTCGACTTCGCGGGTGGCCTTGGCGAGGTCGCCTTTCAGTCCGCGAATGTCGTTGCGGGTTTTGACGATTCGGTTGGACAGTTTCTCGAATTGGCGTATCTGCTCGTTGGAGAGGTGTTCGTTGCCTTTGATGAGTCCACGGACCTGCTGGTACAGGTCCATCTTCTTCTCGCGGTACTTATCGACGGTCTTGTCGAGGCTTGTCGCGAACGAAAGCTGTTCGGTTTTTTGGAGGGCCGACTTCTTGAAGAAGGATGTGTCGGCAATCTCGCGGCCTTTGGCGTCGAACGCCTTGACGGTCTGGTCGAGGTTCTTTTCGATCAGCTTCGAGTTCAGCAGCCCGTTGCCACGGAGGGCCGTGTTGGTGCGGGAATTGAACTCGGACAGGCCACGGCTCAATTTGGACGAATCGAAGTCCGGTTTGAGCGTGAGGCCGCGACGAAGGCGTTCCTCTTGCTGTTCGAACCGTTTCATCCACGGGTCGATGTTCTTCGTATTGGGTTTGAAATTGAACTGTATGGAGGCGTTCTTGCCGTTCCATTCGCGGTAGGCGCGTTCAAGCTGGGCGGTGTCAGGTTCGAATACCGCGTTCACGTCGAGGTCGTTTATGTCGCGTGCGGCCTCCTCGACCTGACGGCGGAAACCCTTCGTATCCGCAGTGACACGAACGACGACCGTACCGGCGCGATGCTCGCCAGCCATAGGCAACCCCCAGAAAGAAAGACGGAAATAGAAAACCCCCACGGGAATGTGGGGGGTTGTTCAGAATCAGGTCATGTGGAACTTCGTGAACATGCGTTCGAAGTTCTCCGCTGTACCTTCGTTCTCCCGGCGAGGCGGCTTCTTGTCAGCGCCGGGAGGGAGCAGTGGATGCGGTTTTGCATTCTTGCCCCCGTATTTCGCGGTAATCACCGCGTTCATCATGTTGCGAACATCAACGGCGACCATCGTCTTCGAATCCCATCCAAGCCATGGCAGTACGGTCGGCTTGTCCGGCTTGGACTCATCGGACGTGTTTGGAGGCTCATCCTCCAATATCCGCGCCCTGTACAGGCTGTCGGGCATTGCCATCAGCCCCGCCGTGAGGCGTTCGGCGCGGGTGGGATTCAGCCTCGCGCCGGTTATGTCCAGACCATAGAAACGTTGGAAGTCGGAAGTCAGTTCGACCGGGTGGACGCGGACTTGCGCTTCGAAGCGATCGATTTTCCCAGTTGGTCCGTGTAGAACATGAGAATCGCTTCGATGAGCCAGAACAGTTCATCCAATCCGATGCCCGTCGTCCACTCGTCAACCTTGTCCGGCTCGTCGGTCAGCGACTTGACCCAATCCAAAGCCGTGCCGACGAACTCCATACGCTCGTCGATCTTCGCCTCGATGTCGTCCAGGGACTTGGCTTCGGGGCCGTTGATGTCGGCGTTGAGCGTGAAACCGGCCATGCCGGACAGTTTGCGTAGTTCGGCCGCCTCCTTGAACGAGAGACGTTCGGCGGGAGCCAGCTCCGGCAGAAGCGAGAACAGCGGCTCGTTCTCGCACATCTCCGCCCACGTCTCAGGGATGCGGAACTCGTCGGCTTCCGCAGCGGTGTTCTCTTCAACAGTCTCGTCAACCATGTTTTCTCCTATCTGAAAAGCGTTGAAAATCTCCTATCTTCCGTCAATGAAGAACGGGAAAAGACCGGAACCCCCGGATAGGAGAAACAGGGGTCCGGCGTCAATACGAAGACTGGAACAGTCCGAATCAGGACTGCTTCATCTTCGAAGCCTCGAAGAACACAATCGGCTTCTTGCCGGTGACGGTCTCCACCTCGCCGGTCATGCCCTGCTCAACAAAATCATCGCCAGAGAAATCAGGACCGCCATCGAAGGTCACGGAAACCTTGCGGAACAAAGCGCCGAAACGGATGTCCGAATCATCATCTGCGGACTCCTGAGCCAACAGGAACAGGCTGAACGTCTGCGGCTTCTTGGTGATGTCCACGCCGACGCCGCCTTCCTCGTCATTGCCGTTGTAGATCAGCTTCAGAGTGTCGCCATCCAACTGCAACGACTTCGCGGTGATGGTGCAGGTCGAATCGGCGTAAGTGGTGCGCAGGTTCTTACGTGCCCACGAACTATGCGTGGTCGCGTCGCCGCCGTCGAACGAGAACGAAATCTTGTTGTCGGCGGAAGTATGCCCCAGATTCTTCCAAGTGCCACCACCACTGCCCGCTGGAATGGTGTCCGAGTTCAACCGGAACGCCTTAGCGCCGGAAGCCGGAAGAGCGGTTCCGACCGGAGCGTAGAACAAAGTGCCGTAAGTGGCAATCAAAGTAGCGTCGTCATTAAACGCCATCTCATATCTCCTTACAAAAAAGCCCCGCACGAGGCGAGGCTGGAAAACGAAAAAACGGAAAATCATCCGGCGCGAAGCGAATCCTCCGCGCGGACGGTGAACGAGGAAGCGGAATACTGCTTCACCTTCTTGCCCGTGGCCTGCTTGCCGCCAGCGCTCTTGCCAAAACCGGGATTGCCGACAATCCGAATGACGCGACCATAATCGGTACGTCCATAACGCGGCCACTGCATGATCTGCTGGTACACTTCCTGCGCCAAGCCGAAAGAGCGGTCGGCGTCGTTCGTGGCGACGATGATGTCGATATCGCAATCCCACACGCCGGTCGAATGATTGCCGGTAGCCATGGTCGGAGCGTTCGAATGGAACAACACGATGTTCGAGAACGAAGCCCACGCATCGACATCCACATCAACCTCGTTGAGCACATGCACGTCAGGCCAATCCGCATTGTCAGCGAAACCAGCGGTCAGAAGCGTGTACACGAGCGAATCGAAGTCAACCATCGGACGCTCCTGCGGGTAACGCTCGTAATCAGGCTGAATCAGCGGCATCAGACACCACCGTTCATACGGGCCGCGTCACGCATCACATGATGGCCCTCGACCCAATGGCGGCGCTGTACGTTCCATGCGCCCCACTCATGTTCGACGGCCACGTTCGACCCGTCACGGCCCTCCACGTCAAGACACACGTCGGTGTCGATGCCGTGGTAACGCTTCTCAAGACTCAGGTCCTTCGCGACCGGAATACCAGGGTCGCGGCCCTCGGCGCGCACGGTCGCAAGCATCCTCGCATCGGCAAGCACCTCGTCGGCCTTCTCCGACGTGGCCTGCGGGCCGAACCATTCGGCCACCTTCGTGCTCAGATCACGGTCAATGAAAACTCTTGCCATCGGCCTCACCCCACACATGGTCGTCAGGGTCCGGTTCAGGAGGCTTCGGACGCAACCCCACAGGAATCTGCGAATAGTCGGCGTTACGCCGGATATGCATCTCATAGTGGGGAACCTCGCCATGCTGACGGAACGTCGGAGCGCCGTCAACGTCGTAGCAGTCGCCCTGATACCAGACCTCCGTATGGATATCGCCATGCCATTCCACGGCAGCGACCTGAGACGGCGTGACCTCACGCAAACCGCCCCAAGTCTGCGGCGACTTATCCTCGGCACCGGAAATGGAAAACATGCCAGCCTGCTGCTCGCGGCCCTCGATGGAACACCAGCACCAGTAAGCCTTGCCGGGCACATACGTCGTGCCATGAGGCCCACGACGGACCGTGTACAACACGACGATCACCTTGTCCCGATACAGAATCGAATCAGGCTTCACCCAAGGAACCGTGACATCCTTGTAAGGATGCTCCACAACGGCATCGGAACCGGACTTATCGTAAGGATGCCCCAAATCCCATGTTTCACGAGACATAGGCATCACATTCCATAGATACGGTTCACACCGACGCCAACGGTTCCGATAGGACCGCGCCCATTCGCATAGCCGTCAAGAATCTGCTTCTCCCTTTTCGACAGATACAGATTCGGCGACGCATCCTTGCCGGGCGGATTGTCCTGCGGGTCGAAACGCGTGAACTGGTACGTGCCGTTCGATTCGGTCTTGATATCCGAATAGCGGATGACGCGCCACACCATGGAACAGATGACGAACTCGTAATCCTCAAGGTCAAGGTCGCCGGACTTCAACCGTGGCAAGCAGTTCGTGCTCGAAGTGGACGCCACGGTCTCCGCACGATGGCACATGTACGTGAGCCAAGCGTTCGGATACCGTTTCAACACGTCGGCGTCAGGAAGGCAATGAAGCTCCAAGCATTCCACCCAATCGACGGCATCGGTAACACCATTCGACATCAGCGAACCCCCCTAAGCTTCAAGAGGGCTACTTGCCCAACACGTCCGCCTTGAAGGTCGAGACGGCCTCCTTTAGAATCGGCAGATAATTGCCGTTGACCCAAATGTCGTAGTTCAACGGAGCCTGATGCGACAACATAGCGCCGATAAGACCATCGTTTACGCTCTTGTTGATCTCGTACTCGGAGTTCTGGGCCTCTGCGGTAGGACCGGACAGGGTAGCGCCAAGAGACGAATCGTTGAACGACGGAAGCAGGATGAAGGTCTTGTTCGGGAACGCGGTGGAAACATCGGCATCCATGTCGAAGGTGTTGTCGAGCTTCAAATCCTCGTAAGCCTCATCGACCAGAAGCACGTCGGTGATGCCGGACTGCGCACGAAGCACGTCCAACACCTCCTGACGGGTCAGCTTGGTCTTCGAATGCTCCAAATCCATGCCGGACACCTGCGTACGGAAGAACTCGTTGGTACGCATGGCATCGATGACCACACCGGTGGTGGCGACGGCGTGCGGCTTGCGACCGTAAGCCTTGCGCATGATCTTCACCCAGGCTTCGATGTCGTCGCACGGGTTCGACTTGTCGTTGTCCCAAGTGGTGGTAGGCTTCACATCCTGCTGGTTGCTCGGACGCTTGAACGAATACGTCACATCGACGCCGTTCTCCTTGATGACCACCTTGCCGGTCACCAAGCACTGCAAACGCTCCAACTCCTCGGTCACACCGGCCTGCTGGCCCAGAGCTTCGAACTTCGTCTCGGCCTGATCGTGGATATAGGCGGTATCGTCCTGATGCTTGGCGATATCACGCTCGGAGATATGGTCCATACCGGACAACGGCAACAGGCCGGCATGAATCTCAGCGGTCGAGGTCTCGGACTTGGTGTGCCCGATCTCGGCATCCAACGCACGATGCTTCATCGCACGGGTCTTCGACTTCGGAATGACCGGAGTCCACGAAGCGGTCCAGTCGCCACCATTGGAGGTGACCGGGAAGATGTTCGACAACGGCAGGATGCTGTTCACATAGTCATGTCCCGCCTGAGCGACCTCGGTCGCCTCGGACGGCGGGATGATAGTCTTGTCAATAGCCAAGAAAAACTCCTTAGATACGCAAAAACCCACCGCGATGGGTGGGTTTCACAAAATTTTTAGAGGTTAAGTGACCGTCAATCAGGAAATCGTGATGTTCACGGTCTTTCCGTTGGACAAAGTGGCCTTGCCAGCGGTGATGGCCTTGGACGACGGGTCCTGAGTCAATTCGATCTTGGTGATGGTCGCACCATCCTTGCCAGCCGGACCCGGAGTGCCAGCCGCGCCGGTCGAAGCGGACAACGGCGTCACAACGTCATCCTCAACGTCGTAGAACTCGCCGCCCCACACGGCACCGGACTCCGGCTTCACCGGAAGATTCGAGGCCACGATGTCGCCACGATAGGTCATGCCCACGGTCGGGTCGTCCAAATCCCAGCCGGACAGGTTGATGTTCACGGCCACCATGGATTCAAGCAGACCTGCGATCTTGGTCTGACGGCCATCGGTGGCCTGCTTGTCATACGGACCATACGAGCCGACGTTCGCACCGGAAGTGATCTTCGCCAGCGGAATGCCGGAACGAATGTAAACGGTCGTGGCCTTCGGACCCACACCGGTCAGATACTTGTTGTCTTCGGTCTTGAACAATTCAGGCACGATGGTGACGGACACCGAATCATTGGTGTTCTTCTCGCCATAACGCCAGGAATTGTCCTCCTCAACGGTGACGATGCCGGAGGAATGAACCATCTCTTGAGTCATACGCTCAATCCTTTCAAAGAATCAGTAGGAAACTACTTGCTGCGCTTACGTGCCTTCTGACGTTCCATCACACGCTTGTAAGCGTCGCCCGGCTGACGTTTCGGATGCGAGGTGCCGGACGGGAACTCGGCCTGCATGGCTACCTTGCGTGCCAAAGCATCCTCAGTCTGCTGCGGTTTCCTCTCCACCTTGGAAGTGTCAATCGGGTTGTACGCCGCATACTTCTCAGCCCACGACGCGATGGCCTCCGGCTCCGTTGCGGGGCAGAGGTCGGAAAGAACAGCGTCCGTGATCTGCGGATACTTAGCCTTGGCCTCAAGACGCGCAATCTGCGTCTTCGCGGCCTTAAGCTCCGCGTCAGCGGACTGGAAAGCCTTGTAATTGGCCGAAGCACGGTCTTCGTTCTTACGGCTCATAGCCTTCCATTTGGCAAGCTCGTCATTATCGGACGGCTTGGAAGAATCATCGGAACCCTTATCATCAGCCGGAGCGTCATGCTCGACGGCGGGCTCGTCAACCGGAGTGGTCTGAGCATCCTTCACGGCATCCTCGACCGTTCCGGCCTGCCCAACAGTCTTGTCCTTTTCGGATTCGACTTCATTATCCTGAGAGGCCATAAGACCAAATCTCCTTAATATTTAAGCGGCCAGTCCCAAAAAACCGCGAGAATAAGCCAACAGGCTCCGCACATACTGCCAAGCCTGCCTAGTGTGGACTGTCTTTTTGAACTCATACGAACGCCCATCGAAACGGAATTGAACCGAATCCATGTCACCATCCAGCAATTCCTTGTACCGGGCGTTGAACTCGGTCGCACGGGCGAACATGCGCTCCATCTGGGCGCGGGTCATCCTCATGTCAGGCAGATGCCATTCCGGCGCATTCGAGTTCACCGGAGCATCCTTGCGAAGAAGCACAGGCCCAAGCTCGCTGTTGTTGACGACCTTCACGCGAAGCTTCGTCAAATCCGTCGCGCTCGTGGAATAATCACGGCCAGCCGTTTTGCCAGCGGCCTTGTAAATCGTCATCAAATCATCCGAGTTCAATTTCAACCCGGGGTCGTTAGCGCCAACGATTGGAGCCACCGTACACTTGCAACGATTGTGCATGGGCATCAAATCAGCCCTCGTGAACGTGTTGGTCGCAGCCACGACACACAAACCACACGAACCCGTCTTCGACAATTCAGGATGAATCACACGCCGATACCGTTCGACACCGGAACTCCTGTAACGCGACTGTATGGCGCGATTCTGGGCGACATACCCATCGGTCACCGCGTTCGTGTCCAATTGGACCTTCGCGGACATCAGCCAAGCCTTCACATGGTTGGCGGCGGACTGGTCGGCATCCTTCAGAATCTCATCCCACGTCGCCGGTCGAATCTCAGGATTCTTCACGGCCTGAGTGCGATACTCGTCGGCGACCCTCATGGCGACCTGCCACGGGTCCGTGTTGGCGCGAACGACCTCATATTGTGGGATATCCCCCAAACCGTTCACACCGGCCAGACGCAGCATCGTATCCGCATATGAGATGCCCTGCTGGCGCATGGCCTTCACGAACGCGATATGCTGCTGCGCCACATAAGCAGCCGCGCCCTCGGCCACCGCATCATTCCACCAGTCGGAAGGAGTCAGGCTACGCCACATGTTCCAAGCCCTGCGGACGAACTCGTCAACCAGCTTCAACCGCTGGTCGTCCAACGCCTGGACGGCAACCAACGCGCTATCGGCCATCAGACCCCCATAACGTCGGACGAATCATCCGACGACAGCCCATCGGACGACATCGAATCCGAACCGGAGCCGGTGGAGAACGAATCCAAACCGGACCCGTCACCCAGATACGAATCATTCATCGTCGCATCAGTCTGCTTCGCCGACGAATCCAAAGCCGCGTTCTGCTGCGCCATGGCATTCAGGAAACTCGTATCCTGGGCATCCTGAATCATCTCCGCGATCTCCGTCTCGGTCATATGCAGATAACGACGGGCGATGGTCTTCAACGGAAGAACACCCTTCACCTGAGCCGCCGCCTGACACTGCTCCAACTCGGACGGAAGCTCCAACGGCTCCCAAGTCGTCTCGAAACGCTCCTCCGACGCGTTACTGCCGGAAGCGGTCAACGCCATCTTCAACAGGAGCACGAAAGCGTCATTGGCCCTCATGTTCATGTCACGGACCTTCAACCGCAGCATACGGGTCGTCAGCTTCGCACCCTCGGCGGAACCAGCCACATCAGGCGAAAGAATCGACAACGGAGTGCCAGTGGCACCTGCCAGAAGCTTCACATCGGAAGCGGCCGCATTCACAATCGGCGTGATATCCGTAATGGACGATTCGCCAATCTTCGCATCGGCGGGAAGCAGCCACAACGCGGCGGGACCCATCTCGAACAGTTCCGAATAGTCGATCTTGTCACCGGCCTGAGCCTTACCGGCCTTGACCGCAGGGTCGTTCTTCTGGTAATACTCAGGCATGTCGCCCGACACCCAACGCTGCTTGAACGCCTGCATCTCCTGAATGCAGAACCGTTGAAAACGCTGCTGGTCGATGGACCTCAACGTCTTCAATGAAGCCTCGAACTGGCCCTTGCCGTTAGGAGTGGTCAACTGCACGATAGGAAGACACCCGCAATCAAGGGCGAACTTCCAATCATCGCCGGAAGATTGGCCCTCCCACTCGAACTGCGCCTCGAACTCCGGGCGCTTCTTCGAATCGTCGTTGGCAAGGTCATACACGGTATCCTCGTCATCGACCGAATCGGAAGGCAGTGTGCGCGACTTGACCTCATGCTTCGCGGTACGCGAATAGATGCTCTGAATCTCACCGTCATCATTACGGACGATGCGATACAAAGTCAACCGTTCGATCTGCTCTTCCTCGGACCACCCATACACCACAGCCGAATCCTTGTCGTCGGACACAACCGTGCTCCACGGACTCAACCGTTGGATATACGAAGGATTCTCCTTGCCGAGAACCATCGCATACGCGGCACCGTAGATCGCCGCATCCATGAACATGTTCAACGAACGGACATCCATGCCGCACTTATCCCACATGTCATCCGCATCCGTGCTCCGCATCGTCTTATCGGCGACAAGACGAAAACCGGTAGGATGCTGCGACGTGATTACCGCATCCGCAATCGTATGGGCCAGATTCAACGGGCAGATATCCACAAAACGCCTATACACGGCACTGGCCGTAGTGGTCGCCGCCTTCGGCACGGACTGCAACGGAACCGTCTCACGACCGTCATAAAACGTCTTCAACACACACAGGTCAGGAATGCGATTCTGCAAACGCGTCGCAAGACGCGTCAACGCCATACCGTCACCATCAGGCTCGTCATCACCCGTAACAAGACTCTGCATATTAGAAGATGTGGAAGCCATACGAACACCCCAAAATCACCAGACCCGCTGCGGCATCACCCGCTGCGGAGTATCATCCTCGAACTGGCCCAAATACTTCTCACGCGCCGCATAAGCCAAAACGCCAGCCATGCACGCATCGATCTTGTGCGGACTCTTAGGCGTCTCCTTATGAATCTGATAGCCCCAACTCTTCTCACGCCGCTTCGCGTTACGGAAATGCGACACAAGACGCGGGTCGGCACACAAAAGAATATTATTCGGGTCAGGCTCCCCCTCCTCAACAGGCTCGGGAGCATACTCAAACGACGAATGCGCGCACTGCAACGCACGATACATATCCTGCGACCAGTTATTCGTCCAAAACTTCATCATCGAAGACTGGCCACGGGCGAACACCTTCATGCCACGCCCATACTCAGCCTCCCAGCCGCCAATCATCGACTCGAAGAAATGCGCATCGGCGAAACAGCCGATGACATTGTAATTCTCGAACATACGACGCACGGCGGCATCGAAACCATCACGGTCAACACGCCAATCAGGGTCCGCATTATCAGGCCGCTGCTGCAACTTGATAAGAAACAGCAAACCATCGGACACGCGACAACCAACCAACGCGGTCGAATCATTGCGAATCGAACCATCGAACCCAAGCGTGATCTCCTCATCCTCGTCAATGAAATCCTTCCAGACCCCATCCAAACGAGACGACGAGCCGACAGCACGGCCATACAAATCCCTGTAAGCCAAATGCGACTGGATCGCAGGCTCCGTAAGCCACGAATCCTCACTCGACGCACGAGAGTTCAAATAATAACGAATCGAATCATTCGGGTCCGAATCAGGCTGGTAAATCTGCCCCATCAGACCATGAATGTCAACCCAACCATCCTTCGACGGCCCCGGCTCGACGCCATCATCACGAAGCGAGAACCCCTCAACCGAATAACCATCGGCATCAACGGCCTCGATACGCCCATCAGGAAGAATGATGTAATCCTTACCATCATCCGAATGGGCGGCAGAACCATACGACTCATACAACGCGTGCTCAAGCTTCTTCTCATCAGGAAAATCCTCGATAGGAAGCGTCGAATACCGATAGTCGAAATACAAGCCCTTATAATGCTTGGAACGGCCAGCCTGAATATCCTCCGCAATCTTCAACGTGTTCTCCGCCACACTGTTCTGACCCGGACGGAAATACGTCGTCATCTCCAACACCCAAGGGTCGGCATCCAACGAACGCTTCGGAAGATTACGCTGAACCGTCTTATACATCGAATGATGCTTCGGCAGCGTATACAGATGCACCTCATCCATCAACGCGAAAGTCTCAAGACCACCATCCTTCGACGCATCACCGGAAGTCGTGGGAATAATCTCCCCACCCTCCGGCAAGCCGATACGGGTCTTCGTGACCTCCATGCCGAAACCCTGCAACTGGGCCAACGGGCCGGAAGTGCAGTTATAGTAAATCGAATCGAAGATATTGCCCGACTGGTCCTCGGACGTAGCCAAACACAGAATCTCAGGACGCTGGACAGGACGGCCAACAGGCTCACCCGGCAGATAATAGTAAGTCTGACCAAGAAACGTATACGTCTCACCCGGCTTAGCCCAATGGTCGAAACGACACGGGCCAAAAGCCTCGAACAAGGCCAGATCATTACCCAAGCCACTCTTGTTGCAACCCTTCGGACGCCACAAGCTCACACGATTGAACCTGCGCCGACCATCCGGCTTCAACGCATAGGCGTTCAAATAGAACTGGATATACTCAGGACTATGAGTGACAGGCTTACCGGTCGCACCACCGCGACCGATGAGACTGAACGTCTCAACCCACCACAACGCCAAACGTCCAAGACTCCTACGCCTATCCTCATAAGTCAGGTTAGGAATCATCAAATGCATGTCAGCCAGCCGCCTCGATCTTGCGACGCCAAGCATCGATATCCTGAATCACAGCATGATTCGAACCATCCGAAGCGGCATGGTCGTCAGCCTCCGGCACATCGAACTTCAACGCGCGCATCGAAGCCGGAGTCCAACCCAACTCGTCAAACAACTGACGCACGACCGGCATCAACGTCGCATAACGACGAGTCGAAAGCATCTCATTGATCGTCGCGAAACCCAACTGGACGGCCATCCAGGAAGGAGCCGAACGCAACATCGAAGCATTCGGACTACGCCGATACTCCTCATACCAATGAGCAACCAACGGCAACCACTCCCCGCCCTTGGGGAAAATCTGGTTAGCCGGAGGCAAATCAGGCCCCAACTTCCCATCAGGAATCTCCAAAACCTGATTGCCGGAATCACTCGTCTTCCTGCCCATAACATCACTCCCCGCAAAGCCCCATTACGGGACGACAAGCGCGAAGCCCGTTACGGCACTACGCGCACCTGCGATGAACGACAATCCGATTAGCCAACGAGTTCTCACCACCCTGCTCCAACGGCACACGCCAAGCGCCAACCGGAAAATCATCACTCAAAACATCAACCGACCGGTCAAGCGGCAACCCACAAACCGGACACGTATGAGAACACGCGTTCCACTCGTCCTCGGCAGTCCAAAAACCAGTAGGAACACTCCCCCTCCGCCCGACACGGGCATTCGACCGAGGCTCCCACAACACCGACTTCAACGGCTGCGGAGTACGATTAGGAGCCGCACCATCAGCCTTCAAACGCTGGAAACGCTTACGACAACGAGCCGAACAAAAAGCCTTGTCCCGACGCTCAGTCTCAAAAAAAGAACCACACGCCAGACACGCACGACTCATACGACGCTTACGGGCACCACTGCCACTACGCCGCCAACGATCATAATGAGACCTACACATCCCATGAGCATGAACAGGCCCATCACACCCATTCACACTGCACTCACCCTCAGCTAACCGAACGCGGGATGCCTGTACCAACGAGCCTCCTCACGCTCAACCCTCTTCCTTCGCCGCGCGTCAGCCGACTCCAAACCAGTCTTATAAGAATGATGGGCACGACAAAGAACCTGAAGATTATCCCAAGAATCATCATCAGGCTGACCATCCTCGGCACGAACGATATGATCGACCTCATTCGCATGAGCGCCACACGGACGCAACACGCCATCATCACCGATCACCGGATACTGGCAACGCCACCCGTAATAATCCAACACCTCACGACGCGTCCGCTCCCAACCAGGATTGAACCGTTCCTTACGATGCGACTTATTCCAATCGTTGGTCATCACCACTCCTCAGTGCTTCAGGAGGGAATCGAACCCTCACGTCACAGGACAACGCATTTTGAGTGCGCCGCGTCTACCATTCCGCCACCAAAGCAAAAGAACAGGCAACCCCCACGCCACACTCACCACAAAACATGGGGGCTGCCAGTCATCTAACCCAAACCGCCATAAGGAAATCCAATGGCAAAAAATGGCTTTTTACCGCCAGCCACGGCGCGCGGATGCTGAGGGAGTCGAACCCCCGAACCGTTCCCGGTCGCCACCTTAGCGAGGTGGTGCAATAAGCCACTCTGCCAAGCATCCAAAAGCAAGAGCCGCCGCAGCGACTCAGGAGACTGTTCCCGCAGACTAGGCGGGTCAGCTAAAAACTAGAGCCGCCACAAGACGACTCCGAAGACCTTTCCCACAACCTGTGGGTAGGCTGAGCACAGCATGTTGGACTCGAACCAACATCGACGGTTTTGGAGACCGTAATGCTACCGGTTGCACCAATGCCATATACCCGACTTAGTTAACGTCCAAGTCGGAAAGACGTTCGGCATGGTGGAATGGGCTTTACCACCAACGGCAAGGAACGTGAAACATCTATGCACCCGTTTGGCCGTGCCTCCCCTTCGGTCATCAACCACCTGATTAAGGCAGGGAGCCTCTTATCCCCCACATGTTCCAGCGGGGATATTCGAGCAATGCCATCGATCTCATAGGCAGCTACCCCCATGAAACCTAGAGCAAACCTCGGGAATCGAACCCGACAACCAAAAGGCTGTGCCAACAGGATTGCCAGTCAGCCCCAAAAACAAATGGCGCAGCCATATAGGCGGCACCGGGCGGGACCGGCACAAGAAACGAGGATGGACGCAATCTCACGGACAATCCAAAAACACACACTATATTCCGGGATTCATCCACCCTCAAAGGGTGCCCAGCCGGATTCGAACCGGCATCTCACCACGCATAGGCAAGAGAGCCAGAAACCCATGCGCGGCTAACACTCCCACAAGAGCGATAGGAACCATGTGCGAGATCAAACGGCGGTACCAACAAGCCTCTCGCATTGGACTTGAAACCGAATCGCACCTTACCTAGGAAGATGCCATCTGCGGACAGTGAGAGATTCGAACTCCCGGACCCGTTAGAGTCGGCCGCTTTCGAGGCGACTACCTTAAACCAGACTCAGCCAACTGTCCCTAGCGGTGCTCCTTATGAACACGAACGTCCCAACGGTCGGAATCCTTAACCAAGAGACAAGGAGCACCACCGAACCGCTTGCCGGAATGACACCCACAATGACGCCACGCGTCCTCCAAAATTCATTCCGACATGCGACAGCATACTCACCCCCAACGTTGCGTCAACGTTGCAATGGAAACGGCGTAGAATACGGCGTGTCGCGTGGTATGCTGAAGACGATTTCAATGTGAACCCAACATCGTCGTTGTCATGTCACGTTTCGTGCGCGGACTTTTTCAGACGGCGCGCACTATTTCTACCATTGACCCGACGGCCCTGGCAGGCGCACCCGGAGGACCCTCCCCCAGCCCCGGTTGGAACGTTTGTTCGATGGTACAAATGTTCGTTCGTACAGTTGTACGTATGCGCGTCATTGTGTCGTATTCCTTATTATTTATATCTATCTCGCTCAATATTTTTTGTCCGTATTTTGGTATCTTGCTTGACTTTATTTTTTCTTGTGCTACTCAGACTCTTTTTTTGTTTCGTTTACCCCCTACCCATGTTGCGACACGCCGATAGAACGGCACTATTTCAACGTTTTAGTGTTGTCTGTTTTCTCAATTTGCTTACACCCGATTGGGTGTGTATAGTGATAGCTATCAACCGGTTAGGCGGTCAGCCTAGCAAGGTTGGTGCGACACTCTAGACCGCACCACTTGCAACCGGTTGGGAGCAACCGGCAAATGAAGCCGTGGCGGTTAGGTGCCTAGGCACCGCATAGCCTAGCCTGAAACGGTTAGGGGGGCGTATCGAGTGTATGCGCCGTGAAGCCGCCATGTGTGGAACGTTGGCCGCTGTGCTGAGGTGCAGTGCGTCAGTTTGCGAGTGTTGCGAGTGTTTGAAAAGTGAAGAGTGTTACCGAATGCCGGTAGTTTGAACTTCACCCCCTTTTGGGGGTTAGGTGGCGGCGTTTTTCGGGGTGTGTGCATAATGTCCACTATGTGGCCGTGGCTGACAGTGTCGGTTTTGCCTAGGCAATGCGCGTGAACTCGATTGACAATGTTGAGCGCGAGAACTCGTAAGGGGGTACCGCCGACGTTTGGCGTAGTGTGAGAGACTACCGCCAATGAGGATAGGCCGAGCAAATGAGTGGCAATGTCTATGTTTGCCATGCGTGAGCATGGTTGGCGGCATGGACTCATAAACCACGGCACAACGGGGTTGCGAGGGTGGACACACTCTAGCTTCCGTCAATCGCGTTATGGCGGTTGGTTACGGACGTTTTTAGTCCGGGGACTGTGCGGACACTAAAAGTCTATAGGGGGTGCGTATGTACCTCTGCACCACTGTAGCGAGTGGTGTTAGCCAAAAAAATCTTCATGGGCGTAATCCGCAAGGGTTGCGCCCCTCTTGCCACTGTTTAGACCATGAGGGGGTGCGATACCCTCTAGTGGCACGCAATTAACCAATCAACACTAGACCTTAAGGGGGTTTATTATGGATACCAACGAAAAAATGGCGGTGAAAATCGTTCGCGATTGTTTTACGACGGCGCGTGAGACTTTGCCGTCGTACGCTTCATGCATCTATGTTTCAGACATGCCAACGATCGAGTTCAACATTTCGAGGGCCGAGGATATGGCGTCTACGACGTTGCGGCATATGATCGTCGCGGCGTTGAGGGTGGCCGCGCTCAGGTCTGGGAGTGTTGACTGGCGTTCCGGATTCTTTCCGGACGTGCGGGTGACACGCGTCCTTGCGTCCATGCACCGTGTGGCAGTGTATTGCGAGACGAATACCGGGCATTACTACAAGGTTAGGTGCGTTCCGGTGCTTGATACCGTATCGAACAAGCCGACGCCGTACCTTATGGGGCAGGTGGACACGTTTGAATGGACTGACCAAGGCTGGGATTTTGTCAGGCGTGATTTTGTCAATCTCGTTTGACTTGTGTAGTCAACAATACAATAAGATTAAATAAAGGGGGAGCTATGTCTGATTATGACGATCTCGTGCAATGGTGCAAGGATATGCGTTCTACGCAGATTGCGAGGCGTAATCGCGCGTGGAATTTCCAGCACGCTCATGGCATTGAGCCGTGTGATGTCGCGTGGAATGCCGACGCCATAAGGTGGGTTGACGGCGTGGTGTATGTGGTCAGCCGCAATGTCAAGCGCAACGGCGAACTGGGTGAGCGTTATACCGTGGTCACTGCTGAAGAGTGGCTTGGTATGCACCGGATTCCGGGTGATGAGTCGTGTGTAGCACGGCTTGAATCCTACATGACGCGAAACTAATTGTAGTCAACAATACAAGTGAGGTGTTTATTATGGCTGGAAAAATCGAGTTGTCTGTGGATATCAGTGTGGAATGGCGGCGTAGCGCCACATGGGGCATGTGCCCTACCGCTACCGTTGACGCGCGGCTGAGTGACGCAGGCGTGACTATCAGGTGTGACCATGGTTCCGGCCATGCGTCCGGCTGCGGGTATGACAAACGTTCCGCGGCGGTGGATGGAGCCATGCGTGAGTTGCCGTTGTGGCAGACGTTCCTCATGTGGCGTGGATTCAAGCACACGTATGCGTCGATTCCATACAACGGTTCTGATAGGACGCTATATGGGCTGAAGCGTTGCGATTACGGCTGGGAGATGAACGCGAACGCGTGCGGCATGGAAACGATTATCGACATTTTCACGGCGAACGGGTTCACCATGACGTCGCATAGTGGCGATGCCTACGATTTTTACCATTTCGAGCGCGTGGTACCGCGTTCGTTCCTGAAACTCATCTGACTTTGTAGCCCTCTGTGGGCTATGGCGCGGCTTAGTGGTTTCTGTGGGGTGCGATTCCTCACCCGCGCACTGTGCCGTCATATGGCGGGCTAATCAACAGTCTCTATGAAAGTGGGTAATCATGTCTGGATTTAATTCCGTGGATGCTTTTTACGACGTCATGGCCGGCTTCCATGGCTTGCATGAGTCTGAACCGGACGGCGGCGCATTGGAATTGTATTCATACAATGGTGCTGAGTTCCCGGACGGTCTGGACGGTTGCAGTCTTGACGTTATCACAGCGCCGTCGCCTGAGTTCCTTGCGTACATGCGTGGGAATGATAGTCCGGTGCCGCCGTCCGGGTACAAGGATATGGCCGACGAGATTAAGGGCATATGGGACGTGTACAACCACGGTTCCGCCGAAGCCGACTGGGGACGACTGGCTGAACTGTACGACGATAATAATCTGTCGCTGTCTGTCATCGTCGATTACGAGTTTATGGATTGGCCTGAGACGTTCGGCGACATACTGGACGGCAAAGGGTCGAATTGCTGGAATCTCGACGGTATGGTGTGGCACCTGTACAGCCATGAGGAATGCACTATCGCGGATTCTGAGGGCGCATGGCCCAGCCTTGACGACTTGCTGGAATGCATGTCTTCCGATGACGTTGAGACGTGCGCCTATGCGCAGCAGTTTGTCGAATGCATGGATGCGGGCGACTATGTGGCCGCGTGCAGGGCGCTTAAGGCTCTCGACTTTGAGCTGTGGTATTCGCAGCTGTCTCTGACTCTCTGCTACTGAAAATCAATCAATCTGAAAGTGAGGAAAAAGAAATGTATGTGCATGAGATTCGCAAGGATACGGCTGAGGACGCCGACTTGTACGAGGAACTGCGGGACGCATGGGACGGTATCGACTACGCTGGTCTGCCGTCGTTCGATAGCGTGCTGCCGGACATTCTGGAATGGGTGCGGGGTATCCGCGTGGCCGACACTGTGTTCAACGATTACACGTATCGGGCTTCGCGGCTGCTGTACTTCGATAACGCGCTGGATGAAAGCAATATCGAGACTGCCGTGCGGTGGCTGTCGGACTACGGTTATGTGTCGCGCGCGTTCTGCGGTGTCGGCTATGCGATTGAGTTGACGGACGGGTATGGCGGACTGTCGGATCAGGCCGTCGTCCAATATGCGATAGACATGATTATCAAGGACGGGCGCTACTGCCCGGTGTTGGATGAATCCGATTACGAGCGGCGTGAGGACGCGTGGCTGCGGGATTACTTCGATGGCGAGGTGTCTGACGTCATGTTGGGTGGAGCTGACCGTGATGCCGTGTTTGAGGCGTGGCGGGATGATGCCGACCCGGTTTCTGGCGACATGTATCTCGACATGGAAAAGCTTCCTGGTTATATCGAGACCGCCAAGGGAGGTAAGCGGAATGCGTAAGGGTGTGAAGCTGGCTGGACTGCTGGCTGCTGGTGTGGCGGCGTTCGCCGTGGCGTGTTCGCCGGTGTGCAATCCCGTGCCGGTGGCTGACCCTCATGGGACGTCTGAACAGCAATGGAATTGGTGGCGTGAGACGTATGCGACGGCTGACTATGGTCAGGCTGATTTGGCTGGCTACACGTCGCTGTCGGATATCCCCCAGTGCGGCATGGAAGACGGCAGTACGGCTGGCGGCTACGAGCGCATATGCGAGTGGCGTGCCGTGTCCGTTGGCAATCGCATGGGCGAGTCTTACGTGCTGGTTGACGGCGGCAAGGTGCTGTCGTGGGGCGGCACAAGGGAAATGTGAAAGTGCCGGTCTCAGGTAGGACTGCGACCGGCCATGCAATCAATCAATCAAATCTAATTGCAAGGGAGATTATACCATGAAATTCGACGATTGCATTTATAAGGAAATCACTTGGTTCAACGCGGATGAAATCGTTGAGCATGAGACGTTCGACGGTATCGACTCGTATGAGCTGCTGCGTAATCTGGCGACGCTTGAGGCTGGCTATTCGCTTGACGACAGGCTGGATGACGAGGCCGTGGAGCGCGTGGAAGATGAGGAGAACAGCTTAATCTGCGTCGGACGGTTCCGTTTCGACTCGCTTCTGGCTGAGGGTCTAGCGAAATGGTTCAAGTGCGACCGTTACGACGGTCTTGTCAAGCATGTGCGTTCGTGCTGGCTGAGCCGTGGTGGCGATGATTGGTATTTCTATTTCGTTACCGGTTGCGGCTATGACGTCATCAGCAGTGATTTGCTGGGCTGTGACGCCGATGGTGCGGCGCGGCGGAAGTTCGTTGATTTCCTTAACGGCGAGGAGGTGGCGCGATGATCGACGTCAACTTGCTGCCGCGTGAGCTGACCGGCTATGTGGGTTACGTGTGCTGGCAGTGGTTCGAGAGGCATTTCAGCCGTGACGAGGTGCCGTATATCCGTGGCGGCGCGTGTGGTCTGGTGCCCGATTTGCGGGACAATCTCATCGATGTCGTGCAAAACTGTTTCGCTGACGGCGGTCTGGATGACGAGACGGTCGGACGGTTCGTCGCATTGTATGCCACGCTGCCGTTCGACGTCGATGAGGCGCGGCGGCTGGCCGAGAATGATTTCCGTTATGTCGCCGACGCGGACACGCGGCTGGCGTTCGAGCTGTGCGTGCTGGTGTTCGACGCCATGTTCCCGCAGCATGTCGAGGTTCGTCAGACGGATGTGGACGGGACGTTGGAGCATATCGCGTTTCCGGCCAGCTGGCAGCATGACCTGGCTGTGTCTTCGACTCCTGAGAATCGCATGTCCGCGTACCGCAATGGCCTGTCGGCTGTGCGCAAGGCGTATGACAAGATGTTCGACCGTCTTGGGGAGGCTGACTGACATGGCCGCGTTGTGGACTGCGGAATATGTGGGTGGCGCAATCCGCGTGCGCCGTCACAGGTCTCAGGCCGATGCGGAGGCGTATCGGGATGCGGTTCTGCGTGCCGATGGCCGGTTTCTGACGCGTTGCACTGTCGGTAGCGGAGAGGCCGTGCGCGTGGCGATGGTGAACCGGCTGGAACTGGCCGGTGTCGGCTGTCGTTCGCGTCTCATGCGGACGTCGTTGAAAAGACTGGTGGAACTCACTGACGAGTTCTGCTGCTGAATGAAAGGAAAGAATGATGATTACCGTTGACGAGCTGAAGGCAATGCCATTGGATGAGCCGATTGGCGAGGCTGTCGTGAATGACATCGAAGTGATGGCGGCTACCGGTTTGAGCCATTTCATCAAGAAGAGTTTCGAGCCTTGCGAGGGTGTCTACCGTATCGATGATTTCGGCGATTACGTGACTGATGAGGATTGGAGGAAGTTCTGGTCCAAGTTGCCTGAGTGGTGTGAATGGACGTTCATGTTGCATGACAATGCGCATTCCGATGACTATTGGAATTTCACCACGGAAGTATTGGGCGGGCTAACTCCCGTTGAGATCGGTGAGCAATACGACGCTTCCTCTGATTACGACCTTGACTTCGTGTTCTACACGGAGGCCGACGATGAGGGGCATGTGTGATGGACGCCCATGATTCCGACGTGTGCGCGAATGTGGTCGGCAAGTCGTTGGAGGCCGTCAGATTGCTGTCGAATCTTGGGAGCGGGAACGCTCCCGATTCGGCTTACATTCTGGCCGCTTACGACCAGTTGACGACTGCGGCGTACCTGTTGCATCAGATTATCCCTTGGACCAAGGAGGAAAACAGTGAGTAAACATGGCTTCTTCTCCCCTATCGCCGAATACGATGGGTTCGATTATGCGTCCGGCAGGTCGTTCTGGCGTCGTCGTTCGCTGCTGTCGCTCCTGTGCGAGTGGCTTGGCGAATGGTTCCGTGGCGTGAGGGCGGCTCGCATGGGCTATTCGACCTGGCTGTACGTCCAGTGTTCCGGTGGCTGCATGATTCCAGTGGACATGCTGGACTGGAATGAGGATTGGATTGGTTGATGTCGGCGGCGTCCCCCAGCCGTCGATGATATGGTGTTTTTGATCGGAAAGGAGTGTGGCATGGGGTTGCGTGAGCTGCGGAAACGTTCGAACATCACGTTGGAGCAGTTGAGCGCGTTGACCGGCTATGACATGCCGAGGCTGAGCCGGTATGAGACGGTTGACGATGACGCTCGGAACATGTTTCTGGGCACGGCGGCATCGTTGGCGCGGATACTGCATTGCAACGTGCTGGACCTGTATCCCGATGAGCATGTGTGGCGCGGCGGCGTGTCGGCTGGCGTCGTCGGCTTGAGGAACATCCGCTTGTTCCGTGGGTTGACGCAGACGCAGTTGGCTGGCATGAGTGGTGTCGCACGACCGAACATCTCATGGTTCGAGACCGGTTATCGTCCTGTTTCGCAAATGTATTTGCGGACGGCGTTACGATTGTCTGAGGCGTTGCAATGCGACCCTGTGGATTTTCTTACGGAAGGATACTGACATGGGCATGAGGGAACTCAGACTGAAACGCGGCATGACGCAACAACAGCTGGCTGACAAAGCAGGGTTGAGCCAGCAGCGTGTAGCGGCGTTCGAGACCGGACAACGTAATGTCGGTGGGATGAGTCTCAATGTCGCCGTGCGCATCTGTGACGCGTTGCATATCAAGAATCCGCGCAAACTTCTTGAATCTGAATCTGAATCTTCGGCGGATTCTAAGTAATCCGCAGAAGATAATGTTCAGCCGATAGTATCGGCGCGAAAGTAAGGAGGTGGCATAGTTGCCGGGAATAAGCAGGTTTTTCGGCATCGTCATTTACATGTACGCCAATGACCATGGCCCCGTGAAGCATTTTCACGCGGAATATAATGGCCATTGGGCTAAGTACTCGTTTGATGGCGATTTGATTAAGGGCGGTTTGCCTAGGAAACAGGAACGTTTGGTATTGGCGTGGGCTGAAATACACCGTGAGGATCTAGAATCCAATTGGAAGTGTGTTGAAGCCCATGTGCAACCCGGACACATCGAGCCGCTTAGGTAAGGAGGTTTATTCATGTGTGACGGTGTTGTTTTGGTGACTGACGCGGTACCGCTTGACGGCCACCGTGTGGCAGTCAGGTTCAGCGATGGTTATAGCGGCGTCTTGGATATGGCTAAGTATTTTGGCTATCCGGCGTTCGCTGGGTTGAATGATCCTGCGGTGTTCGCTACTGCGCGGGCTGGTCTCGGTACGGTGTTGTGGGGTGACGGCGATATAGACGTCGCACCTGATACCGCGCGTGAGGAGGCCGTGCCGTTGGGCGCGTAGGCCGCGTCTATGAATCCCGGTTGCTTTTGCTGCCGGGATTTTGTTTATTCGAACGTGTTTGGCGGGGTTCCCCGTCTGATGAAAATGCCCCAAGAGTGTTGCATCACTCTTGGGGTTTCGCTTAAAACAAACCGATTTATAAGCCCTCTCATTTTAGCAAGGGGGCTGGAATGGAGTGTGTGTTATGAGTATCCATTTTTATGCCGGGTATTGGCAGTTTGGTGTCGGCGTTACCAATTTTGAGGGTGAGCCGTATTGTAGCCTTTTGTCTTTTGACTCGCGTAAGGAACGCGACGCTTGGGTTGCTGCGGATCATTTCGACAATAATTGGCATCGTAGCGCGGTGTCGCGTCGTGAGGCGTTGCCGCTTATGCGCGCTGAGCTTGCCGATCTTTTCGACGGTTATGACGGCTGGCGTGTTGATGGCGTGTTTTATTCGTCCATTGGCGACGCTTTCGCGGCGTTCTTCAAGGCTGAGGCCGCTGCGCATAGGCGTGCGGGTGTCTGATTCATTCAGTCTGTTTGTTTAGTTTCAGGGCGTGGCGATTGTGCCACGCCCTTTGTTTTCAACGTTTTTTCTTTTTAAACATGGACTAAAAGGAGTACACCATGAACAACAATTACAAAGGTACGGAACACTACACGCTGACCAAAACCGAAAACGGATGGCATGGCGACCCGGACGGTTACAGCTGGCAATGGTTCGACTTTCCTGATCTAACATTCACCGATGACGGTGACTGCCGGTTCAAACTGGAGGCCGAAGCCATCGACACGGCGGCCGAACTCGACGAATACCAGGAATTTCTCACCATCCTTTCCAATGAGATAGAAGAACTCCGGCAGCAGATCGATGCTGTTGAATAATGGTTGATCTGGAATCCAACGGTGCTATTTACTGAAAAGTAGTGGGGGTGGTTTGAAGCCACCCCCATTCATGTGCCATTGTAGACTACTCAGACGTTGCTTGACGCGGTTGGTAGCCAATTGTCTGCTAATTCGGCTTCGTTGACTGGCTCGAAACACCATGCGTCCAATCCGACGTTGATCTCATTATGATGCCTGCCGAACTCAAGCGGGTCATGCGCGTGCGTATGACCATGCAGGAGCAAAGTGTTGTTCATGCGTGGTAGCGCGTATTCGGCTAATTCCGGCGCGTTCCAATTGGTTGAGACTGCGCCTAGGGGTTTGCTTTGCGTGAAGTCTTCACGCCATTGGTAGTGGCTTAAAAATACCGTGTGTGGATTGTTGCCCCACCCGTCTCTGATTTCGGTGATGCCGACTCTTCCGACTTCCCCGAACACGCTTGCCAACTTTTCCAGCGTGCGGGTGGAGCTGTGCAGTTCGTGGTTGCCGAGAATCAGATGCCTGTTCTTGCGTGGTACGTGCAGGTTTTGGATGCGCATTATCGCTTGGTCTACGCTCCACGTACCCCCGGAACTGATGTCTCCCAGGATGTAGAGTTCGTCTTCCTCTCCAACATACGTGTTGATCGCGCGCACAATGTCGGCATCATGTCTCCGCCAGTCAACACAGTTCTTGAGCGGCTTATGCTCATGTTCGGCCTGTTGTTTGATCGATGCATCCTTAGCGTATCCGGGTAGCGCGTATCCGCGTAGTGCGGCCACGAACGGATGCGCGAAATGCAAGTCACTAGTGAACCACTTCATCCTTAACACCGCCCTAATATGGTACGTAGTCTGCCTATGGCGCGATTTGCTTCATCTATGGCAGTCTGTTCCGATTCTTCTGGATACAATCTTACAATCCTGCCATTATGCGCGACATCCGGCTTGATTCTCACATTGAGATGCAGCAGCTTATCCGTTTCTGAACATGAGTCATCAGGTTCGATGAAACACTGATAGTAGACTGTTGGCACGTATCCCATACTGGTTTTGCTTATGGTAAAGAAATCGCGGCTGGATATGATGTGGCGAATATCGTCAACGTGTTCCAAAAATCCGGTGGTCGGGGTTTCCAAGGTTGAGATAGTTACCGACGTGTCGGTGAGTTCTCTAATGTTATCTTCCGGTAGTTTCATTATCCATCCCATACTGCTTATCCCATTTACCCAATGCTTCCAAAATGTTCGGCAGTCCGAAATAGTCGTAGTATTGGCTGTAACGTTCACCGTTTTTCGTCTCGAATGCGATGGTAAGCATTTCTGGGTCATCGCCACAGGTTTCGCAGACCGCTTCGCAGAATGGCGAATAATCGTAGCCGACTACTCGTACCGGCTGGTCGTCGCTTCCGTCGAACAGTTCCGGTGATTTGACTTGCAACACGCGCATCAGCAGTTCGTTCGTTGATTTTCCAGTGGTGTTTTCCGTCATATTCCCCTACTTTCCGTTGACTTCGATTACCAGTTCCGTGTCACCACGCACGGTCGCCTTGATATCGTCGTTAAGCTGATTCGACAAATGCATGATGATGTCGGTGACAGTTTCGTAATTCAGTTTCGGGACAACGCTGATGCTCCCATAGCCGTTGGGCACGGCTTCGATATCGTTGCTGTACACTGGCATGGAGTATTGCGACGCTCTTAACTCCTTGAGTTTTCCTGACATGACGGTTTTGCAATTGTCTAGAATGATGATTTTCTCGCCTAAGTGCGTGGCGTTCAACTGTTCAGCCTTGATGATGGCCTTTTTACTCATTCCGAATAGCCTCCGATGAATTTTTGGCAGTTGGAGTCCAACTCGAACTCTTCGATATACACGCCCTTGTCGCCGTGATGCTCTTTGTGTTTGAGCGCGAACTTTCTACGTTTGAGATTGCGCACACGTTTGACCGCCTGCTCTCGCGTGGCGTAAACGCCCATGACACTGACGAAACTTCCATAGCATGGAATGTCCCCAAAGTTATCGATATCAGCGGTGACGATGTAGATTCTCATGACTTATCCTGCTTCCCTTTGATATGGCGGCTACTTGATGCCGCTGCTGCCGAATCCTTTCTCGCCACGTTCAGTAGAATCCAGTTCGTTGACTGGCTCGAATTGCATGTGCGCGTATGGTAGGAACACGATTTGCGCTATCCGGTCTCCCTCATGGATTTCAAACGCCTGTTCACCCATGTTTCTGAGGATTACGCCGACTTCGCCACGATAGTTCGCGTCGATTACGCCGGGCGCGTTCATCACGGTGATATTATGCTTCAACGCCAATCCTGAACGTGGGCAAACTAGGCCGACGTATCCGGCTGGAATAGCCAGTCTCACGCCCGTATGCACGAGCGTCTGACTGCCCGCGCAGATGATCGTGTCCTCGTTGGAACGTAGGTCTGCTCCACCATCGTTCGCGTGAGCGTAGCCAATATTGTTTGTCTTACCGCTGATCTGCAATTTAGTCTCCGAACTTTTCAAGAATGAGCACGCCGATGACACCGATTAGCCAGGCGATTATGAGAATGATTACGATACCCGCCAATGCGAGTAGTGGTATCCAGATTGGTGCCAATACCCATATCCATGAGTAGGGGAATTGGCCACTGATTTTCAACAGTGCCAACATGCCTGATAGCAGTAGGAGGATTGGCGTGCAGTCGATGTTGACTCGCATTATTAGTCCTCCGTGTAGAAAGTGAGCGTGTGGAGCTTTTTCTTCGCATCTAATTGTTCTCCGAACATGCCGTACTGTTTGACTGGTTCGATTTGGTCTCGCATGTGATGCGCGTGGTAGGTGATGGTCTTGCCCTTGTCGGTGATGCTGATAGTGGCGGTCATCGGATGACTTCTTCCACTAGGGCGAGATTGCTGGCCGGAATGGTTTTGCTGACGCCGTTTCTAAGGTTCTTGAATGTGAATGACAATGGTTTCATGCAGTTCTCGTCTTCGAAGTCGATGATGCATTCCATGTCGTTCCAATGGTCACGCCATGGGGAACCAACCATTCTGGGGTCGGCGTGAGTGTAGACGATGATGCCTTTCTCACGGTCGGTGTGCGAGTATGCGAATCCGAGATCATTGAGTTTGACCGCGTATGGCGGGTTGGAGAGGTCGATGTTCATGCTTGTTCCTCCTGTAGGAGCATCCAAATGTTCGTTTCCTTTTCGGGGTTTCTGACGGCGAGCTTGTACACGTCGGACAGCCGGTAGCGTTGCTTGCGCGTGTCTTTGACCGGCGTGACGGGTTTCAGGTCTCCCCTGCTGACCCAACTGCGCATGGTGCCGGGTTTGACGATGATGCCGCATTGCAGGAGCAGTCTGCGGATTTCGGTCTGCGTGCCGGTGATGTGCGTGGCGAGGAGTTTGCGTCGCCTGTTCTCACGGATGGCGGAGACCGGATACACTTGACCGCAGTCGGGGCATTTCGGCGCGAACGTGGCGTTTGGAATGACTTTCACGATGCGATGGCAGTCGTCGGTCGGGCATTCGCCGATGATGATCTGGTCTTCGAGGGTGAAGTCGAGGAGTTCCTGGGCCTTGCGTCGGATACGGTGGATGATTCGCGCGTAGGTTGGTGTCGCCTTGCTGGTCTTCCACTTGTCGGTGAGCCGGATGTTGCGGATGAGTGTTTCGAGTTTCCTGTCGTATGGGGCGGTCACGTTCAGGCATCGCGCGTATTCGTTGATGATGTCACGGAGGCTTGGAATGTCGTCCATGCCGTTGCCTTCGATGAGTTCGAACGCGGTTTCGCGTAATGGTGCCGGGGAGGTGGCGAGTCCGTTATGCCCGCCGCCTCCGCCGTTGCCTGTCTTGTCCATGCGGTTTGTGCGCCATTCGAGGTCTTGCAGGTGGTTTTCGAACCATTGCAGGTCGAATTGGAGTTGGGTTTCGCAGGATGCGCAGAGGATATGCTTGTCGTCGGTTGTCTTCCAGCATGTCGCGCATGTGGTTTGCGTCAAGTGTCGGCTCCTTGGTTGCGTTTTGGGTGTGTTTGGCCTTGTTGCCTCAACCCTTTGTTTGCAACCGTTGGGCGACTTGTCCAGTATAGTGTGCATGTCAGATTAACGTTGGCTGTTCCGTAACCTGTTGTGGATGGTTGTCTTGTTGGAGCCGGTGGGATTCGATGTCGAGCACGAGCCGCTTGTCGATGTCGAGCAGACGGCTGATCTCGTTGGCATCGTATCCTATCGCATCCATGTTGAGCACTTGCTGACGGATTCGATGAGACGGATACGCGCTCATTTCTTTTCCTTTGCGATCACGTACAGCACGACGGCTTCATTGTCCAATGCCAGTGGGTTCGCTGCCGTGACGTTGATGATTTTCCATCCATCGTCCAGATATTCGATGAGTTTTGAATCATTCTGCACACGCACGCCGTTACCGTTGAACTTCGTGTATACGGGGATTAGTTCATGTTCCATTATTTCGTTTCCCCGTCCTTGCCGCTAGCATTGTTCCAGTCGCAGGAAAGACCGCCGCCGCCCTTGTAGGTGTTGAAGTTGATGCATGTAACGGTTCTGCCGTCGTGCAACTCGATTCTGCACTCATCGGCCGTGAAGTCGCCTCGCACATCAATGCAGTTGCTACCGTTCTCAGCATCGTCAGCATCCGCTTCGTTCCCACATCCGGCCAGTGGGAAAACCATTGTCACAGACATAAGCACGGCCATTAGCCCTCGTTGAATATTCTTGTTTCCTATCATTTCGTCTCCTTGATTTGCTTGATGATTCTCTCGTATGCCCGATGATGGAATATTCGCGCCCGTAAGACTGAACATGGTTTCCAATGGAATAACTCGACTTCACTGGCGTACACGGGTAGGAACCATTTATGACAGTCCATGCAGTACATCAGGTCGGAGTGGAACGTGACCTTCGGATGCGGATGATCGTATCCACTACCGCAGGATGCCGCGACGAAGCATCGTACTGAGTTTTCATCCTTGGTGAGATACATAATCCCGTCTCATTCCGTCACCGCATGTCGTTCCACTTCGAGTACTTCTTTCGCCAGGTCGATGTAGTCTTCCTGATATCCGCAGATTTCCCCGGCGTAATCCCACGCATCGTCTTCGTCCTTCGCCACATAGTCGCTATCGACGCCATCCCATTCGTAGCTGTCCCAGCAGAGCCGTTTCGCCAAAGTCAAATCATCATCCATGCCACGCTCGTAAGCGTTGGCCTCGTCAAGCATGATGCTCAATTCGTCCTCTTTCCGTTCGCCTTGACCATGGCCCAAAGGATTTCGCTTGCCGGACGTCGCCTGTATGACATGTCGTTGTATGACTGCACGTGTCCGAGAATCAGTTTCGAGCCGGTCGAATCGGGGGTTAGGATCGCGTTCACTCGCGGCGGCACCATCTTCTGCCATACGATCTCATCGCACAGTTCCTTCGTGCAGACCAGATAGTTCTGGTCGCCGTAGAACGTCAGGCCGTTGCCGCTCGTGAAATCAGCCATGCATGACTTCACTTCGTAGAATCCGAAGCAGCCTTTCTCCACGCTTGCTGGCACTGGCTCGCCGTTGATATTCCACGGTTTGAAGCCCACGTAATCCACTCGCCGCTCATCAGGCGTGTTCCGGTCGAAGCTGACCTCGCTCGCCCAAAAAGCGGTCTGATTCCTCAATCTCTTCTCGACCAGCTTGGACAGCATGGCGGTGGTCTCAGCCCTGCTCATTTCTTCCTCCTGAAGTACTTGTATTCATCGTGATGGAACAGGAACAGGTGAAGTCTCCACACCTTGACTGCCAACAGGCCCTTGAGTGTGATCGCATACCCGCCATGGACACGCTTCATGAGCTTCCTATCGGCCAATGATTCAAGTATTCGGGAAAGCTCTTGGTTCTCTCGTTGTTGCCAGATGTAGTTCATCCCCTCAGCGATATACAGGCAACACATGTCCTTGTCGTATTGACTAATCATCATTAGCCTCCCTCTCAAGGATGTAGACGTTCGTCGCTGTGACGGCGTTATCACGCAATTCCGTTGTCGGCATGGTATCCACCCGCAGAATCTGCCAACCCTCGTTCAGCAACTTTTCAAACACACCCATATTCATCAAGGTGCGCTCATCGCCGTAATCACTCCAAAAAAGTGGGCAAACCTTGTACCGTTTATTCATTTCGCGTCCTCGCTTTGATTCGGCACCTCACTGGGCATATTGCCGGAATAGCCAAGCATGGACCGGCAGTGGTCGATGATATGGTCAAGCAGTCGAGCTTGCATTATGACGCCATACACGAAAGCCTCACTGCCATCAAGCAGGTCGTTGGAATATTTGATTATCGGATTGTCAGACCGGATGACCGACTCCAAATCGGCATAGGTTTCTTCCGCATCCTCTCCCGGCGCTGGTTCAATGTCGGCAAGGATTTTCCTCCGCTGGTTCTCGCACCAGGCGATGATCTCGTTCAACGTCTTGTCTTTTTCACTCACGTTCGTAGCCATTGTTATTCCTTACTGCTCTTATCGTTCTTATCGTCATGGTCGAAAATGCAAGCGAACACGCCCATTAACGTGAGCACGCAGAGTATCGCTATCACACCCAATGTGATGACGATGAACACGCTTGAAATATTCCAGCAAACATCAGCCAGACTCATGATTTCTTCTCCTTGCGGAATTGTCTGATAGCTTCCTCTGCGTCGTAATAGCGGGCGACAATGCGTACCCACGAGTCGAACGCAGCTTCGGCAGTCTGACAGACCTCGCCTTGAAGACACTTCAATACGCACTCGTACCGGTAGACGGTATGACGTGGATTGTGATATGTGCATTTGCCGCTAACTATTATTGGCGCGTCACCGCAGTAAGGGCATCGAAGATAACTCTTGGGCTGGGGCTTCTTCTTACGCCCGAACATCACTCACGGCCTCCCCACATTCCTTCTTCGTTGGTTCCATAGTTTTTGCATTGGAAGATTCGAGCCAATTCCTCAGCGTCGTAAAGCGCCTGTTCCAACGCTTGTTTCCGTGAGACGGTCTTGGATACTGGGTATTCGCGTGTCGCACGAAACAGCCAAGTGTTCTCGATCACGTCCCAATGCCATAAGACCAGCTCATATCCATAGAATGTCTCATCCGGCATGGTGTAGCTATGACGGATGCTGACCGCGTATTGGTCGCTCATGCGCTCACCTCCTTGAGTATGTTCAATGCCTTCACGCCATCAACCACATGCTTTCCGCCTGCGTTCACGCTGATGATGACCGGCTGGTACACGCCTTCAACCATCAATGATTCGCAGATTCCTTCCGTCGCGCCTCGTAATTCCTTGCGGAGTTTCGACGGCACGTATCTCAGATACCCGTCGATGATCGTGCCTTCGTTGAGTTGGATTATCGCCCTATGCCCGTCGAGCATGCTCATGGGCAGCGACCGCCAGTCGGATAGGCTTTCATGCACATTCATGGTCGAACACCCCGTTTTCCAATCGTGCGAGCAGGTCTTTGCCGAAGTTGATTCCCGTCCCGCAGACGGCATTCTCGATGTCTTTCGTATGCTTGTCGGAAGATGGGTTGTCCCGCACTGTCTCACATTCATGAATGAGCGTGTGCAAAAAGTTGGTGAGGTTGGTCAACCGACGCTCCGCACGAGATGTATCGTTAAGATTCACTGGTATCAGCGGGAAAGCGTCAGCATCGAACGTGCGTTTGACCACGCTCCAGTCCATCGTTTCCAAATCCCCGTCAGCGAACAATTGCGCATCACAGTCGATATTGTGAATGTGCCAAGCGTCACCGTCATAGCTCAACAGGTCTTCACCATCCCGAGTCGCATACCAGCCCGGTTCGGTGGGCATGTCATCAGACGAGTGCGCCTGATCGTACATGGCTTTCACCTGCTTGTAGATGTCATCCAGTTCCCTCCCGTCGAACTCCACGGTCAGACAAGTGCCAGCCTTGTCGGTAAACAGGTAAGGCATTGTTTTGAAATCAATGCTTCTCAACATTTCACTCTCCTTCTTCGTTGAACGATGCCTGTAGAGTGTCCGCGAACACCTGCAATGCGTGTTCCACCCTCTTATCGAAATCGTCCGGCACCCGCGCACTGACAACCCCAGACATGTGGTTGCCGATGTCATCGCCACCATCCACATAGATAGGCACTTTCACACGCGCCGTCGCTTGCGTCATACCGCACGCCACGACATCGAATTTGATAGTGGTTGCACCTACCCGCAATTTGTCACTCATAGATGTCTCCTTGTCTGTAGTCGCTTTCAGTAACCAGTCAGGCAAATCCTCACGGCTTATCCTGAAAATCCTCGTATTTGTCCGAAATCCGGTCGTTGACGATGTAATGGTTGTAATCACCTTGAGTGATGTACCACCACTCCTTCTTATGGCCTTCGCGCAGATAGTCTTCGCAAGTGTGGTCGATGCTGTAATCCGGCTTGACCATCTGACGGAAACTCAACTCGTCCACAGACGGGTTGTCCTTCACGGCTTTAACTATCGCGTCGATCTTGTCCTTGGTGAAATCAGGTGTGACCACGAAAACGACTCGTATCATCTCCCCGTCGATGGAGTCGAGATTGCGAATCATGTTGACGTTCCGCAGATGGTAGACGATTCTCGAAAACTCGACTGCGGGCGCCAGGTTGTACATTCGCTTAACCATGCTTGGCATACTGGTGTGCATTTCGGTTTCGATGTCGTACTCGTACAGGCTCCGGGTGATCGACGCATACCAGTAGGCACGGCGAATATCAAGCCCCCATAATGGGGCTCCGCCACCGCTGAAGCTGAGGAATTTCATTTTGCCGGAGTCAGCCAAATCCATCACAGTGTCATAGGTGGCTCCCATACGGGTCTCGGCTATTTGGATTCCAGTGTTGCGCACGATGCAATACGGGCACTGCCAGTGGCATCCAAAGTTCGTAATCACACTGTAGTTACGGTTGTCGCTCATTGGTGCCTCCTTGGGTTGATTGTCTTGATAGTTCTTGCCGGACTCTCGTACGCGGTACGCACCTCATACGGCCTGTGGTGGAAGTCGGCTTTGGAACGTGCCGCGCCCACAGCTTCATCCAGAGACTCGTACACGCGGCATGTGTGAACTCCCGTATCGCCTTGCGGCCAGACGATGTAGCCGGTCTTGCCTGTGAAAACACTCATTTGACCGTCTCCACCGTGCTACAGCCGATGTATTCGCCGCCATGCTTCAAACACGCCCATGTCACGTCACCGGTCTTGACGGTTTCCATCTGGAATCCCGCGCCGGTTTTCCCGCTGGAACCGGCTGGCGATACGGTGGACGCGATGAAGATAATCGTCATGCAGATGATCGCGACGATGATTACCCGGTCCCGGTTCATCACTCACCATCCTTTGCGATGACGGCACCCATGGCTTCCCGATATTTCTTCGTCCGTTGGAACCGGTCGGCGAGCATGTGCGCTGCCTTGTCGATGATCTCGTCCTTGCGTTCTTCGAGGAAGCTTTGCAAAGCGTCCTCCATCATGGTCTTACACATGTTTTCCCGCGAATACGCGTTGGTGTGCGCGAAAACAGTGTCCATGGTTTCTTTGACGATCTTGTCGAGCACGTCCTTGTAGGCGTATTCCTCGATGCGGTTCTGGATGGCCTTGTCGTCAATGCCGATGGCGAACTGCACGATATGTTCCATGATTACTTGCCTTCCTTTTCGATTTCATTGATCTTGTCTTTTAAGAGTCCCGGAATATCCCCTCTATGCCAGACAGTGAATGCGTCCCAAACACTCTTAAGACCAGCCCAATCCTCTCTGGCGAGAGTGTGGAACAATGCACTAGCGAGGTCCGCCCAGTCACTTACGGCGTAAATCGGAATTCCATGCACGAGCGCGTCGTTAACGAACCACAAGGCTTTTTTCAGGTCTTCGACACCGTTCTTGTGCTGCCAGCGAAAGCAATACTGCACGGCTTGGCCCCAGTCGCTTGAGAGCAGTCGGCTGAGTTCGATGCATTCGAACGGGCCATCCTTGTAATGCGATGGATTGATATTGTCAGTCATTTAACGCCATCCTTGCCTTCTCGAACGCCTGATGCACGATTTCCATGTGCAGTCGTTCGCCTTCCTTGGTCGTCTCGAACCGGTCATTCACTTGACGGATGAACTTATTACGAAGCAGTGCCCTGCTTGTCTGGTTATCGACGGCCTGATATTGGCCTTGCATGTTGCTCACGTCAGTGAGCATTTCCTGCTGTTTCGGGCTGAGTGTCTGCATCATCGGTTCCTTTCGCAGATTGTTTCCAATGTGGGGTGGTATTCGTATGTGCTTGGATGCGAGTAGTAGTCGTCCCAATACTTGTTGAAGTTCCTGTTGATGCCACGTTCCGCGATGTTCGGCCTTCGTATTGGCTCTTCCTTGTCTAATCGTTTGATCGCGTCGGCGGTCTCGATGCCTTGCTTGGTCGGCTTGTAGGTGCCGTCTGCGAGGGGGATGATGAGATTCCTGTCGATGAGGGAGACCAATGTGGCTAACGGTTTCGCGTAGAATGCGGATGATGGCATTCGATGCGTTTCGACGATGTGGACAAGCATTGACGCTTGTGTGTTTCGTAATCGTTGTCCGTGGATGGTGTAGACGTTTCGTTTCATGGCTGGTTCCTGTCGTTCATCGTCCGGTCGAGCCGAATCCGTTTCCTCCGCGTTCCGTCGTGTCGGTGAATTCGACGACCTTGCGGATTCTGGGGGTTTCCACCGGCGTGATGACGAGTTGCGCGATACGGTCGCCGCAACGGAAGTTGACGCGGCTGGTGGACGTGTTATGCAGGATGACTTTGATCTCGCCACGATATCCGGCGTCGATGATGCCGCCGAGGATGTCGATGCCGTAATTCCTGGCAAGGCCGGAACGTGGGCAGACTCGTGCCATGTAGCCTTCGGGCAGGTTGATCGCGATGCCGGTTCCCACCGTGATGCGGTCTAGTCCGTCGATGTGGAAGTCTTCGATGCAGTGTAGGTCGAGTCCGGCGTCCGCGTCGTGCGCCCTTGTGACTGTGGCGTTTGGGGTGAGCGGTTGGATGTAGTCTTCGAATCCAGTCAGGTCCACATGCGTTGGCGGATTGGGTTCGAGTTCCTTGAGGATTTCGGCTTCCTTGTCCATCCGCCGCGTGTAACGCCAGTAGGCGGCTTTGCTTTCGTGGATGCCGTACTTGTTGGTTTCCTTCCATTTGCTCATGGTGTTTTGAACAGGTCTCCCAGATCGTCGGCCACGGTTGGCTGGCATGCGATGGGCTTGGATGCGATTTGCGGACGGTCGGCCTGTTCGAGGGCCTTGCTGACGGCTTCACCCAACTCTTGGGCTTCCCGCGCGGTGCCGAAGACGACGCGACGTTTGAACTCCCAATAGTCGTCCGCCGTGACGTGATGCTTGGCGGCGAGCTGTTGGATGGTGTTCTCGTCGGGAATCCGGCTTGCGCGGATTTTCTTGCAGAGGATGTTGATGTCGGCAGCACGCATCCACTTGTCAGATTGGGTCGCATAGAATCTCACGACCGCCGTCCGCATGTCTTGGATGTTGTTGCGTTTGTCGAGTTCGCGGTAGAACTCGTCCAATTGCAGGTCGTCCCATTGGGCGTTGCCGTGATGCGCGTTGATCGTGGTCAGCAGCATCGCGGCCTCTCCTTTGGTTATCATCCTGTTCCTCCCATCGCCCGTTGGCGTTCCTCGTCGCTCATGTACTGCCATGCCCTGTTGAGGTTCGCCATGCGGTTCGATTCGTTGCGGCTCATCATGGTCGGATTGGTGCGGAGGGTGAGGGTTGGTCGGATGTCGTATTCGTTTTCCCACCCCGCCGCGTTGAGCCATGTGGCCGCGTATTTGACGTATTTGGGTTCGGTTCCTTCGATCTCGACCTGTCTGGCATAGGCTCGGGCGCTGTTGATGATGGTGTCCGCATCCGTGTCTTGGATGGCGTTCTTCCATGCTTTCCAGGCTGGACGCTTGTCAACGTGTCGTGGATACGCTTTCCAGAAGGTTTCGAAATCGGCGGAATATTTGTCGTCGGATGCCTGTCGTGCGCGGCTTCGGCGTTTGCTTGCCGTGTTGCGGGCCGTCCGGTCGGCGAGTTCTTTTCTGGTGTGGTTCCCGTTCGACTGGTATTCGTTGATGCGCACGCCGGTGATGGTCTGTTGGAACAGGCCGATGTCGATGAGGGTTTCGATCTCCTGTTCGGATGCGCCAAGCGTGTACGTCAACTGGTCGGTGTCGATGTCTCCATCCGTGAGGTTGCAGCTGCACCAGCTCAATGCCATGACGTAGATGAGCGCCGCTCTTGGCATTTCGTCGCGGAGTCTGCATATCCTCGCGTCGGCCCAGAATCCGTTGTCGAGTCGGGTGTAGCCGTCCCTCACTTCAGATTCTCCCGTCATGTCATGAGTCCTATCCCGATGTCGGTGAGGATGGTTATCGCACCGCCTTCCACTAGGGTCATGCCCAATATCCACAGCCAGTCGCCTGACGGCCTGTTACTGTCGATGAGGTCAACGGAGCCGAGCATGATGACGAATCCGATGGCGCTGACGACGATGGCGCATATGGCGACTATCGCGGTCATGATTGTCCTTCCGGTCCGAGTGGCAGTCCGTCGTTGAGGATGAGGGCTAGGTTCTCCAAGGTGATGCAGACGTATTGTCTGCTCCGCCCGATGAGGTTGATGTCGAATTTTTCAGTGAACCGTCCGGACAACGCGCACATGGTGTTGTATGTGTCCCAATCCGTGTAGGCGAACTGCCTTCCGATTCGTTCGAGCGTGGACAGGCCGACGCGGGGCTTCTTCTGCACGACCCACGGGTAGGGGCTGTCAAGGTTTCCGGCCTCCTCAGCCGCCTCGTTGTAGTGTTTCGTGGCGTTGAGGAGTTTGGTGTTCTTGACTTCGACGCATACGGGTTGACCGTGGAAGAAGATGTTGGCGATGTCGCCTAGGTCGTTGCTGCCGTGGAGACGGCGGCGGATGATGCGCTGGTCGTTCAACGCCCATTGCAGGTAGTGTTCCACCGCCGTTTCCATTGCCGTTCCGGCTTTTTTGGCCGACTGTCGGTTGCGTGGCATCAGAACGCCGGTTCTCCTGCGGGCTGACTAAATCCGTCGAATCCGCTGCCACTCCACGGGTCGGGGCCTGCCTGCTGCGGCATGGCGGCAGCGGGAGCGGATGCGGCCTGGCGTTGGCCGTACTGCTGGCTTGCGTCCACCAGTTGGGCGGTGCCCCATCGGAGACTCGGACCGATCTCGCGGACGTTGACCTTCTGCGTGTAGTGGGTGACGCCGGACGAATCCTCGAAACGATCATCGGATTCGTTGCCGATGACGATGTACTCGTCGCCTTCCTTGATGCTGTTCTGGATGTGCGTGGCGAGATCGTTCCATGCTTCGCAGGTGCGTGAGCAGGATGCGCCGTAACCCCATGAGCCGTCCGGGTTCTTGACCCTGTTGGAGCAGAGGATGCGGAACTGGATGTAGTTCTTGCCGTTCTTCGTGGTTCCGGCGTTGAACAGGTTGCCGTCCTTTTTGATTTTGCTGATTCGTCCCACGAGGATGATGGTCGGAGTGCTCATTGCTTGTTCTCCTTGTCGTGTCGTGGATGGGTTTCGAGTCCGACCCATCCTTGCTGGTCTTTGGCTTTCATGTTTTTGAGACGGTCGGCCGTCTTGTGTCTGTTGGCCGCTTCGACGTTGCACATGACCATGTGGCTTCGTGCTGCGGCGCAAGTGCTTTTGCCGCATTTACGGCAGTATGGGGGATGAGTCCCGTCTTGACTGGATCGTGACGCACGCAGTACGCGCACGTGCATCCGGCTCGTCTGGTGATGTTCAAAGTTCGCCTCCGCAGTCCGCTCCCTTCGGTTGTTCAAGACCGAGCGTGCAGTAGTGGAGAGGCATGTCGTTTCGGACGTGTCTCTCGGACATGACCTCGCCGCTCAACACCGGAATGAACCGCGATTCCCATGGGTCCTTCAACGAATGCGAGTCGAAGTCCGGTCCCATATAGGCGATGAGCTTCCACACGCCGCAACTGTCGAGGTGGTACAGGTTCGTCTTGTCCTTGTTGCGGTAGAAGCCCGGACGGGTCGGCAGTTTCTTCTCGCAGAGGCGTTCGAACGGGAATCGTTTCGAATGGCCGCTGCTGACGGCGAATGCCTCGGTGGTCTGCTGCAAGGCGTTCGGCGGAACGTTGCCGTGATGGTTCAGGATGGGCGTCCAAGTGTCGCCCGCGTGGAGCCATACGCTGCCGGTCGCGGCCTTGTAGAATCCGTTGGCCTTGGGCAGCTGCTTCTTCCACTCCTCCGCTTGGGTGTCGGTGGTTGGCTTGTCCACGTCGGCGGCGGGGGTCTCGTCCTTGACGAGCTCCGTCTTCCATTCGGAAACATCCAACTCCTCGCCGTCGTCGGGATTCTCTTCGATGGAGATGATCGTGTTCCAGGTGACGTTCAGGTTACGGTCGAATCTGATGGCAGGGCATGGGATTTTCCCATCGTCGTCACGGACGACGAAATACTCGTTGTCCGAGATGATGAGCGACAATGCCATGAGATCACGGAGCACAGGATTATCAGCGGTGAGCGCGTCGTTCATGTCGAGGTGCTTCAGCTTGCCGGTGACATGCCGTCCGTTTTCGTCTTCGACGGTGACGGTCGTGTTGGCGGTCGCGATTCTGAGCGCGTCGCCGTAGGTGAGTTTCTTCGGATCGTATTTCATCGTGCTGCTCCTTGCTGCTGCATGTGCTTGTGGTATTCGTTGATGAATGTTTGTGCCTGCACTGCCGTGAGGCTTACGCTTGTGACCGTCTGGTCGTGGAGGATTTTCTGGATGAACGCGTCAGCTTCATCCGGTTTGATCTGGCAGGCGCGGAGGATGTCGGTGACTGTCTTCAACTGGTCGGGACTGGCCGGACCGTTGGATGGGGCTTGAGCCGCTGCCTGCTCCGGCTGGCCTTGACGGACCTGCGGAGCGTATTGCCGTGGCTTCTGACGTGGCTGCTCGTCAACCACTTCGGCTTCGACCATTTCCTCTTCGGTCTCGTTGTTGGTCTGCTGCATCTCGTCGGTCGTGTACAGGCCGCTCAAATCCTGCGGGAACGCCTTGCGTAATGCGAGGGCTTCCGCGCATTTCGCGATCATGGTCACCGGTTTCGAAGACCACATGCTGGTGGGGACCTGCCTGTGGAGATTCTTGTCGTAACGGGTTCCGACATATTCCCTGTAGAGGGCCACGCCGGTGAACTCGCCTTCTCCTCGACGGACGGTGACTTTCGCCGCGACCGGAGGGGTCTGGGCGATCCACACGTCATGCCAGACGCCATCCTCGCCGCACCAGAGGGTTTCCGGTTCGCTGAACAGTTCATGGTTCCTGTCCGCCGCACGACGGGCGATGAGACGGAAACCGTCAATGCCGACTTGGATTGTCTGCTTGGAAACATATTCGTTGCCTTGCTTCTGACGGCGTTCAATCAGGTAGATTTGACGACTGAAAGGGTCAAGTCCGGTACGCTGGCATTGGTGCAGGAACACTGCCAAGTCGGCTTGTTGCGCGTTCTGCACTCCAAGCTGGGACAGTGCCGCGAGCTGGGCGCGGCTCCAAGTGTCCTGCTCGTTGGTGATGGTAAGGCTTTTGCACATGGCTACTCTTCCTTGGTCGAAGTGAGCATCTGGAACATCTTCGGGGCTATCTCGCTGGTGAACGCCTTGTCCACGAATCCTCTCGTGGTGCGAAGCGTGACGGTCTGGGCGCGTCCCGGCTTGAACTCGACGCCGGGCGGGAGTTCGCCGTCATGGTCCGCGATCATGTCCTTCAGATATGCCTCCGACTTCGCTTCGGGGCGTGGCATCCACACGTCCTCCGCCGCAGCTTTCCCACCGGGGATGAGGAATTTGCTGTCATGCAGCATTGCGCCATACGCACGCTCGTCAACGACCTCGTAATGGCCTTCGGTGCCTTTGCTGAGACTGATTTCGCCCGCATCCAGTCCGGCGAACACGGCGTGCTCCTTATTGCCGCCGTCATGCGAGCGCCGCCATTCTTCCTTTGCGGCTTTGAGGGCTTCGGCGCTTCGTTTGTTCAGTGCGGTGAGTCCGGCGATGGTGGAGTTGAGTTCGTCGGGGCGGAGGCTGCTGAAGTCGTATTCGGGGGTGTTGGTCATTGTTGTTCCTTTGTTTGGTGTTCGATGGTGTCTGCTGCGAGCTTGTAGAAGCTCACGTCGGTTTTGAGGGTTTGGTTCTCGTGTTGGAGTCGTCTGTTTTCCGTGGCGAGTTTCCGGTTTGCGTTCCAGAGGGCGTGGATGGTGAGCGCGCAGTCGTCCAGGAAGTCGTCAACTTGGTTGGCGTCGTATCCCATGAATGGGAATGAGAGTCGGAATTGTCTGTCGCGTATGTCTTTCGGGGTGACTAGTCGTCTGGTGGTCATTGTTTGATCTCCTTTGCTTGGTCCTTGATTTCGTAGAATCGGAGTAGTAGTTCCTTTTTTGTGAAGAGTTTGTTTTGGCCTGATTGGTATCCGAGGGGCCCGTACAGGTCTTCGAATGTTTTCTTTCCTACTTTTGTGAAGGCGATCGCCTCGTCTTTGGTGAGGATGCCGTCTTCGAAGATGATGGGCGCCGTCAATTTGTGTGTGCTCCTTCCTTGGATTGGTGGTTGGTGTAGGCGGGTTGCGGTATGACGCTGGACGGTTGGCTCGCAAAAGGGTGTGCGGGGCGACTGGGAAATGAGAAAAACCAGTCTGGCCGACCATCGTTCCCGATGCGTGGCGGAGAAAACCAAGTGAAAAACTTCGTCCCGATGGGTGGCGTTGACGTCATGCCGCTGGCGTCCAAGCGCGGATTCGGACCGCGAGCCGTTCGAGATCATCGTCGTATACCTTTGAGTACAGGAGAAGATGTGGTGTCTGGTTCGATTGGCGATGGTCTTGTGGTACGGTTCCTGTTCCCACTGCGTGGGCTTGGACGATTGCCGTGGCGGCGCGTGTATGCAAACGCTTGTGACGGTTCGTTTGGATGTGTTTCGCCACGGCATGGGACATCATGGGATGTTCCATCTTTGCCAGCCGGTGAACGTGGATATTCGATAAACGTTCAATTTTCCACTGTTTGATTGTTTATCGGAGTGGCTGGCGAAGCTTATGGGTCCCCATCCGGGTTGCAGGCGGATGGGGAAGAATCAGTTGTTGTCGGCGAGCGCCTTGGCGATTGCCGGCATATTGGAAGCGTTCAGTGGGATGAGTGGGAAGGCTGAATCTTGGAGGTCTTCGACCAGCTGCTCCCAGTTAAGGTATCCACTGGAATTGCTGCTATCGTAGTTCAAATCACTCCAACAGCTGATTTTGCTCATGGCCGCAGGCGTGATCGTCACGTATGACCATTCGCCGTCCGTGTCATGGAGAATCAGGTATGGTTTGCCGTCGCGTGGGATGAAGAATCCATGCGATTGCGGTTCAGGTGGCAGTGGCTTCTCCTCCGGTTCCACGTCGTCGGAGTCGAGGCTGATGCCCATGGCTATGATGCGGTCGAAGAGGACGTGCAGGTAGTCTTGCATGATGTAGAGTTGGGCGACGTTCATGCCGCCAAGGCATTTCGGGTTGAACTCAAGCTCTCCCCTCTTGTATCTGGTGACGACATCATCGAGTCGGCTGATGCGTTCCTTGAGTTCGTGGTATTCTTCGACCATGCGGGTCTTGTAATCGTCTTCCATTACTGTCTCCTATCGTGATTGACCGTGAACGTCGGAAGCCCATTGGATGAACGCAGCCAGTTTCGATTCTGAAACCTCATACAATGTGCTCGTCTTGAGTCCATCTTTTTCAACGATTGACCCGCCTTTCCGATCATTGATACGGAAGACGCAGTGCCCACCCTCGTCAAGAACGAACTCATGCGGTGGCGCCGGAGGATTCAACAACGTCATGCCGCCACCTCCGCGTCAAGCACTCGCTCGAAACTTTGTTCGGACAACCGCTGGTGGATAAGCGCCAATCCCTTGCGTGTCAGCTTCGGGGTCGGCGGATAGGCGAATGGCGTGCCATCCTTGTGGATTCCGTGGGAACGGGAGGACACCATGACCATATGGCCTTGCCTCACGCGACTTGACGCCGCGCACCACGACTGGTTAGGCTGCCGGTAAATCCAACCGTTATCCACAAGCCATTGGCGCAGCTCATGCTCACCGATCTGAATGTTGGAATCGTTGCTTAGGAGTTTCGCCGCGTCACGGACAAGCAGAGCATCGGGAATGTTCGTGAAGTCATCCAACGCCTTGGCTTTCGGCTCCAGTTCCTTGACCTTCTCCTGCTCCTCCTTCAACTTGGTGGCGAGCTGGATCAGGAAGTCCGGGCTGGTGAGCGCCTTGTCCAACGTCTGCTGGGTCATGTATGCGCCATGCTTGCGAATGGACGGCAACACCTCATGCGTCACCCAACGTTTGAACTCGTGAGCCTCGGGCTTGCGGGAGCCAAGCACGAGCACGTACAGGCCGGCTTCGTTGACGATGTTTGTCTCACCCTGACGCCCTAGATTGAACCTAGACCGTTCATCATCGTCAAGCCTTTTCAACGCATCGGATGGATTGCTGATTTCGAGGATGTCGCATACGTCCTTGGCGACGAACCAGGGCTCCCCCGCCTCGTCGGTCAGGGTACGCAGTGCCGCGCCCTTGAACTCGAATTGCTGGATTTCATTGCTCATTTGGAGCCTCCTTAGTATGCGACTGCTTCGATGCGGGTGATGAAGAAGTGGATGCCTGGAGCGCATTCGTTCCACCGGTTGGTGTCGAAGTTTTCAACGTGCACGGTTTCGCCTTTTTTGTACGTGAAGTCTGTGTCGTATTCGCTGTATGCCGTGGTGTCCGGTGGGAGGCTGTTGCCTTGCTTGTCTTGCAGGTCAAGCACTCGCGCTGTGCTGGCGCGGCATTTGCGCCCAGTGCCGTTGGAGCGTTGCGCGTCGGCCGGAATGAGGAGCTTTACGATGACTGGTTTCGGTGGCATTGTGTCGTCTACGTATGCTTTTTTCCAGCCGATGATGTCGCTTTCGTCCGGGAGGATGCTGGTTTTGGCGATGCTGAGTTCTACATGGTTGGCATCGCGCAGGTCGGCGTGGCACAGGTCGGCATCGCACAGGTTGGCACCATGCAGGTCGGCACCGCGCAGGTCGGCACCATGCAGGCAAGCATCGCACAGGTCGGCACCATGCAGGCAAGCATCGCACAGGTCGGCACCATGCAGGTTGGCACCGCACAGGCAGTCGAATCCATATTCTCTGAGGATGGCTTCGATGTTGTCGCCTTCGAGGATGCCTTGAGGTGTGGTGATTTTCATTGGTTGTCCTTTTGCTCGTTGGCGTTGCGTGGTGTGGTTAGGCGGTTTGTTTGATTTGTGCGATTTCTCCGGGTTGGAAGCCGAATGCTTTGTAGAGTCCTATGAGCATGAGTGGTGTGCATTCGTTGGTTTTCTTGGCTCGGGCTAGGACGCTTTCGCTGACTCCTATTGCTCCGGCGAAGGCTTCGTCCGTTTTGAGGCCGCTCATTTGTTTGGTTCGGTCTAGGAAGCCGTCTCGGAACTGCATTTTGTATTCAGCCATCAGTGATTCCTTTCGCAACCTTGAATTTCTTTTTGCAACTTGTGGTTACATCATGCAACAGGTTTTTTTATTTCGCAACTCGCTCGGCGTGTTGACTTGCAACCGCTTTGGTTGCATAATGAAACCATGAGCAAAGAAACATGGTTCAAAGAAACAGTCCAAGGCGACACCATCGCCGAAGTAGCCCTCAAAGCGGGAATCATCAAGACAACCGCTTGGAGGCAATACAACAATGCCCTTGGTTTCAGCGCCGAGAACGTCATTCTTATTGCACGCGCCTACCACAAGTCCCCTGTAGAGGCTCTGGTTGAGTTCGGATATATAAGAGCCGACGAGATGGCTAACGGAAAGACCGTCGCAAGGCTGCATGACGCTTCGAATGACGAGCTGCTTCAGGAACTCGCACGCCGTCTCAAGGAGAACGCGGACGCCGACTGGGCGAACAGTCCGATCATCTACCGTGAAGAGTTCGACATGGCCGCGAACGACGATCCGAACGCGAGGCTCGAAGCCGAAACGCCGGAAGACTGACGACAGCAATGAATATGGCGGCGGTATTCACTCGTGATGCCGCCGCCTAATAATACGAAGGGAACAATGTCTCGAATCACCATCGACGTTTTGGAACGTCAGGCCGAAGCCATGGGTTTGAAGGTTTTGGAATCTGATATTCCCGGCACTACCTGCGGATTGTTTTGCGACCGGCTGCGAACGATTTGGCTTGCCGACTGGTTGAACGACCGGCAGAGGCTCTGCACCCTATGCCATGAGCTTGTGCATGCGAAGTACCGTGATCTCGGCTGCGGCACACGGTTCGGTGTGAAGTGCGAGCGTAGGGCGCGGCGCGAGACGGCTTTGATGCTGATAAGCCCGGTCGAGTTCGCCATGGCCGAAGAGCTGTGGGACGGCGACACATGGCATATGGCGGCGGAGCTGGACGTGACCATGCAGGTTCTCACGGACTACCGGCAGATTCTTTCCGAACGCACCCGCATCATACGCTCGTGCGGTAGATTGTAGGTATCGTACCTTGGAGCAAAGGAGAACTAAAATGAGCGAACCAACACCGCAACAGCCACAGTATGTGCCACAGGGCGCACAGCAAGCATATCCGCAACAGACGCAGCATCAGACCGCACCACAACAATCGCCCGTACGGCAGCGGCCCGTAAATCGTATGAAGCGCGTAAGCGTTCCCGTTGCCGGATTGGTGGCCATGGCGGTATTCGATGTGCTTGGCGGTTTCTTCCTGCTGGGATTTCTGGTGAATGTGCTGGGTTCGGCATCTACGGCTTCGAGCGTGGATTTCTCTCAGGTAGCAGACAAGTGCGGCAACCAGTCGGCCATGATGTCAGGTGACGACGATTCCCTATCCGCTGATATCACGTACGACGGCATCGACGGCACGAAGGCCAACAAGGCATACGAATGCCTCGTCAACGAACTTGGCATTCCCAGCTCGACCGCCAACAAGATAGACAACACGCGAACGTTGGACGGTATGCAGTCGGACACATGGGACAAGATCAAGGTCACATGGTCGTATTCCGCCGACATGGATTCAGACTTGGACGGAGGAACACTCAGTATGACGTTCGAGCATGTGGAGTGATCGTCGTTTCTATCGTTTCCACGTCTTCGGAGCCAGGGATTTTCGTTCTGGCTCTATTGTGGCGAACGCTTGGATTTGTGGTGTCGTCGGACAGCATGATGTGACCGCATACAAAAAAACGGGGACATCCCTTCTATGAGGATGTCCCCGTTTTTTATATATCAGACGGCCACCGGTGCCTTGATCGCTGGCCATGGGTCGTAGCCGGTCAGGTGGAAGTCGTCATACGTGTACGCGTCGATGCCGGACGCCTTGTCGATGCTCATATGCGGGTATGGGCGCGGCTCGCGTTCGAGCTGCTTCACGACCTGTTTCAGGTGGTTCCTGTAGATGTGTGTGTCTCCGCCGACCCAGATGAACCGTCCTGGCCTGTAGCCGGTCTGCTGGGCGACCATCATGGTCAGGAGCGCGTATTCCGCGATGTTGAACGGCACGCCGAGGAACATGTCGCAGGAACGCTGGTACAGCTGGCAGTCGAGCTTGTCGCCGCGCACATGGAACTGGAACAGGCAGTGGCATGGCGGCAATGCCATCCGGCTTAGGGATTCGACGTTCCAGCTGTTGACGATGATGCGTCGGGAGTGCGGGTCTTCGCGGATGGTCTCGATGGCGTTGGCGATCTGGTCGATGCCGCCTAGGCTGGTCGGCCAATTGCGCCACTGGCATCCGTAGACGGGTCCGAGATCGCCGTTGGCGTCCGCCCATTCGTCCCAGATGTGTACTCCGTGCTCCTGTAGCCAACGCACGTTGGTGTCGCCTTTGAGGAACCATAGAAGCTCGTAGATGACGCCTTTGAAGAAGACCTTCTTGCTGGTGATGAGGGGGAAGGCTTTGGATAGGTCGAACTCCATTCGTGTGCCGAACAGGCTGATGGTGCCGACGCCGGTGCGGTCGTTGGACGGGATGCCGTTTTGGAGCACGTCGAGAAGGAGGTTTTCGTATTGGTATTCGCCGCTCCACTTGTGGAGGTGGTTGGCTTTGGAGAGGAACGCTTCTTGTTCTTCGGCGGATTCGGATTGCATTGGGGGGCGGATTGTCCTTCGTGGTTGCGTTTGGGGAGATGGGCGGCGGGGAGATGCCGACCGGTCGCGGAGTGCCTGCTGGCGGTTTGTCAAGCCGTTTGGCTGGCTTCTGACGCGATTTTAGCACGCGGACTTTCTTTTTGATGTGTTAATTACGAGCGAAGCGAGTAATTAAAACATTTTTTCTTTCTCGCAGGTTAAGTAAACTCTTGGGTTAATTCAAGTTCTTATAGGTTTACTTAATTCTAATGTCATAAGAGTAGGTCTACTTACTAGTATTACCGTGTTTTTGCCGTTTTTTGGCCTGTTTTATGTGCTGGAAACGGCGTCGTTCCAACGTTTTCTCGACATTACGGGGGTTGCGGTCATTTGCGGTCACGCTGCGGTCACGCTGCGGTCACGCGTGACCGCAACACGCAAATTTGAAATCGTTGGAAAATGGCGGTTTTTATGTTACGAACATGTAACGAGAGTGTTAATTCGTGTAAAGGGGGTATATTTTGCGTGTTTTTGACACCGTATCAACGGTATTTATGTAGACATTGTGAAGTCTCACATAGTGAGATTTCTATACCCCCTTACTGGGTTTCGGACAGCGAACCGAGATATTCGTCCGGCTGCACGCACAGGATGGATCAGCGACCGAGAAACGAATCATGAGGGCGTTCCCTCGGTCGGGTTCCCTGTCGAACGTCCATGATCTACAGTCGATGCGGTCTCTCCCGTCCGTGGCGTCTTTTCCGTTCTCTCCCCCGCTTCCGGGAGAGAATCGGCCTACTCTGATGGTCACAGGTGCGCCAGTACGTGTGGCACGGTCGGCATCGAACGGTCGGAGGACGACACGCTTCCGACACGCGTGAAACGCCGGTACGCGATACGTATTCTCTCCTGTTCCCTCCGCGTTCTCCCCTCTCCTGTGATACGTCAGCGGCCCCACGGCGGACGACGCCGACCATCCCGCAGAGCGTCCACTGAACGCTTCACCGGCGTGTCGCAACCCTTTTTCTGCTTTTTCTGTGATGGCATGGCGAGTTTGTCTGAGAATTGGAGAGAATATCCGCTTCTCACTCCCCTAGCGGCTCCTCCGATTCCGACTGGAAACCTTACTCCCGTAAGGGTTTCCGCCTAAGCTCCTGCGACTGGGCTTGAACCAGTGACCGTCCGATTAACAGTCGGATGCTCTG